AGAAGAACTTCATCTTCACTTGATTGCTCCTTTGGTTCTGGTTTATTTGCTTGTATATAATCTGTTTTGTATTTACTACCCTCTGGAATTTCGTCAGGATTATCATTCCAGTATTGAGCTGCTTCCAGACCTATGGAACCTCGTGCAGGGCACGGAGTCCCAGCATCGGTCATTGCGTCCCAGACACGAGCATCTTGACAGAGTATTGATACTGCCGCTACTTTCATGCCATAGGCATACATAGATCTAGATAATTTTAATTTTTGACATAGCTCATCGTCTATGACTATGCCACTTGCTAATCCTACAATATTATTTTGTACACTAGCGCCCACGCCAACTTTACATATATCACTGTTCGAGTTAATTATTGAAGGTGCATTGGCCGTAGGTGGTGTCGAATTGGTCACAACCGTACTCGACACCGTATTTGTTTCAGCGTAAGATTTTTTTTGAAAGCCTATTATTAGAACACATGTAATTAAAATTATAGAACATAACCACATGTACCAATTTTGTTTCATTTTATCTACCGCATCCGCCACCGCAACATTCACACATAACGTCCTCCTATCCTAAACTTGCCATTAACTCAGACATTCTTTTTGCCCGGTTTGGTGTCTGTTTTGCCCAACGTGAATCGAGCATTTCAGCCGCTGCTGTCTTGTAATCTGGTGGTGTCTTATCTTTTAACGCAGACCACATGTTGCGAAACTTACTAACGCCTGTTTTTCCAAGCTGAAATACCATCTCAACCAATAATTCTTTACAGTGGTCGTGTACGGTGTACTCACCTAGTAATTCTTCTGCACCTGATATAGCGTTTTCTAAATCTTTTTCTAGTATTTCCATTAAAAATGACTCTTCATATTCCTTGTCATCTTCCCAAAAATCTTCTACACAGAGGTGGCCTACCCCCACAGTTCTTTTGCCTAAGGTGTCTAGGTATACCTTATTGCGGTAACCCTCATTAGAACGCACTGAAGCTAAAAGTCTTTCCATATCCATCTATTTTCTCCTTAATAATCTATAGTTTTGATCAAAAATTCTTCGATCCACATTACTCTATCATCCATTTGAATGATCTTTTCTTTAATTACTGCAATATCTTGTTGCATTTTTGCAACAGCATCAGCTTTTTTCTCTACGGCATTGAGTCTTTCTGACCACATACCCCATGTAATACCAAAACTAAGCACTATACCCATTAACCATATAGCGTCTTTTGCAGTAAATTTACTAAACATTATACTCCCACTCTCCTTCATCAGAAGGATCTCTAAACATTAAACTGTCGGCCTGCATCATATCATCCATGCCACCATCTTTCAAACCAATAATACCACCGTTAGCTTTACTCATTTCATCTGCTCTTTGATAATCTATCATTTGTTTTCTAGCATCAGGTTTTACTCTTTCAGCTCTTGATATTTGTTCAGCCATCTGTGTTACCAATTCTTTACCTTGATCTGTCAATTCATCATAGCTTGTACCAGGTCTTAATCTTTCCTGTGCTATTAGAGTATTAATAGCTTCATCAATAAAGTCAGCAGGAGATCCTTCACCTATATTAGATTTTCTAAATGGCTCCATAAAAAAAGATAGTGTTGAATCACCTATTTTACCCATGATACCAAGATCATCACGATATAAATTTTGTGCTGATTGATCGTTCTCTGCCATCATGATCCCTGATCCGAGAGGCACGGGCTCCATTAGTTTGTCCCTAAATATTTTATCAGTTTCTTCTTTTACTTTCATTTGCCCTTCTGTTTCAGGTTTTACATTAGAAAACTCTTTAATATCTGCAACTAATTCTCTTAATCCAGCAGCTCTATCTCTTACATTATCAGCTTCTGCTTCTTCCATAGGATCGCCACCTTCTTGTAATTGTATAATGCCACCGTCCTTTGCAGTCACGTATTGTAAATATTCATCATAGGTTCCTGTTCTATATCTACCTAATACAGGGTCAAAGAAAGTGTAAAAAGCGCCAGGTGTGGATACAAATTGATTCCCTGGATCTGCTGGGTTTGTAGGATCTGTAGGATCTGTAGGGTCAGTCGGGTCGCCTGGTTGTTGTCCTGACACAGGATCTGGATCACCCTGACTACTACCTTTTCTTCTTCTTAATTCATCACGAGCTCTAGCTATTTCTCGTACTAAACCTTTATTACCTGCATTACTACTTATATCCATTTTTGCTAATGTCTCTAATTCTTGAGTAGTTGTAGGTCTAAACCCATATCCACCCTCTTCAACATCACCATAATATAATTCAGGATTTTGAGTTTGTATGATTTTATCTAACCGTGGTCCGAGTTTCTTTTTTGCATCTACTTGAGACATGTAATCTTCTGGTAAGCCACCAAAAATACCTTTTAATTGCTGACCAAAAGTCAGTTCAGGGTTATCAATACGTTGATTTAAAACTTCAATTGCAAGAGGATCTGCAGCTGTAGGTATACCACCTTGAACAGTAGTTAATAAATCACCTATATTAGCCACAGGTTCTCCATCAATTTTTAAAGTATTGGCTAAGAAAGCTTGAGCACTTGGATCATTTAATTTATTAGCGGTATTTAAAAGAGTATTAAATTCTTTATTAGACATATCACCAATAACTTTTGATATTGGTATACCAGCTTGTTGAGCTTGATAAATTTTTTCTAATTGATTTTGTGCTACAACATCATCACCAAATAATAAACTAAACCCTGATAAAGTCCCCATCAAAGGACCAGAACCTAGAGCATCTGAAAATTTAAATTTACTTTTCTGACTGTCTAATTTACCTAGCTCTGCTAATCTTAAATCTGCTTTTGTTTCTCTAGCTTGTTCTAATTCGTCTTGTTTAACTTTATCAGATTTTTGATCTCTCTCTAATTTTATATTACCTTTATCATCAGCTTCTTGTTTAGGTCTATACTTTTCTCTTATTTTAGATAACTCAGCAGATGTTCCTGTAAAACCAGCAGGACCAGTATAACTTTTTACATTTTTAGATTTAAATTCACCAAAAGACTCTTTCTTTTTACTAGGTCTACCTCTTTTACTTCCTGTTTTTTTAGGTTTTTGTTTATCTTTAGGTCCAGCCATTACGGTCTCCTTCTTCCTGAAAAGTACATTATTCCTTGTTTTTTAATACTACCACCTCTTTTAGCAGTTGCAATCGCTTCGTACAAGTTACCACCAGCCAAAGCTGCACGTTTTTCTGGTGAGAATGTGGCTCCTCCAACCTTTCTAAAAGGACTAGATACATTACTAGCCACAAAGTTAGTCTTAGGTTTAGTTAATAATTCATTTGACATATTATTACTAGATGTCTTTTGAAACTGCTCTACGCCACCGGCTTCAACAGGGCCCACATCAGGAGCATTTTCTCTTGGAAACATTGGTTGAAATGTTTTATCAACATCTCCTTCTGGTTCAGAAGAAGTTTGAAACTCATTTGTAAACATATACTGCATGACTGCCTCTGGATCTTCAAAATCTAATCCTTGTACTTTTTCATTATCAGGATCATCAAGTAAAACTCTTGCTAATTTAGCGGCGTTTGCTCTTCTAATTTTGTTAGAAATAGTGTCATCCACAGTAGATACAATCCACTCTAAATATTGTGGGCTAGATAGTATCTTACCTTGATGTTTAGCTAGTAAAGCAATACCAAGACCAGTCAAAGGACTCATACCAGCACCTGTTGCTAAGAAAGCACCTGTAATACCAGAGAAACCAGCAAGTCCAGCTCTACGTGCTACGAACTGAGAAGTCTCAGCTATTTTGTTTGCATAACCTATTTCAGCTATTTTTAACAATGACTGTAAATTTTGTAATGCTGCTTCAGATCCTTTTTTACCTAAAGTTTTTCCTTCTGCTGCCATGGTTTGGGACCATAGTGCATTCATAAAATCTTGACCTTGTTGAGTATCTAATTTTAGACTTGCTCTAAATCTAGCTGGATCAAAAACATTGACGGTAACAATATCTTTTGGATTAAAACTAATTCCAAACTCACCACCACCAGCTATATTTACTCTTTGTGTAAGATCTGCTTTACCTAATTCAACACTACCTGTCTTTCTGTTATATGCTACAGCTTGACTTGAGTTTTCCCAAAGTTGACTCATGTAAGCTCTAGCTGCAACATTAATAGGATCTTTAGTAGGATTTTCTTTGTTTCTTTTTACTACTGCAGCTAAATCTTCTAACGCTCTTGCACTAGGATTATTAAAGAAAGTATCAAATATAGATCTTGCTAATTGATCATCATATATCCAACCTTCCATTGGTAAAGCGCCTTGAACAAACATATTTTGATCTACGTTTTGGAATTGTTTTGCCATTGGTGATTTGTATGTGTTAGCACCAAAACCAAACACTTTATTAGCTCTAATCAAAGAATTTTTTACTTGATTCATTTGTTCTAATAAAACTGGATCAGGTTCTCCGCCCTGGCCTGTTATAATTCGCCACTCATTTACATCGTTAAATCCTTGTTCTAATGCTTTTTTAAAGTGTCTTGCCTGTGTAGCAATATCATCTACTTGTTTAACACCAAATTTATTAGCATATTCACCCCAAGCCTGGTTAAATTGTTTCTGTAAAGATCTAAACTGCATAGCATTTAAATACTCAGGTAAATTACCCATGCTTAATAATAAATTTTCAAACTTAGATAAATCTTCAAATCCACCTAACTGACTCATAGGCGTATTTGGATTAAATTCTAAGTCAATTTTACCTCTACCAAGATCGTCAATATAATTTTTAGCTAATTGTTTTACTCTAAATGTTGGGATATATCCTTGTTTAACACTATTTCCGTATTGATTTACACCAAGAGGTATTGCATCATCTAAAGCTTTAGCTTTTGCAAAAAAATCATCATATAAAGCTGTGTTTAATCTTGACCATTGATTAAATTTTTGTTGTGCAGCATCAGTTAGTAAAGCACCTGCATCCATAACAGTAGCCATGGGTGCTAATTCATTAAGAGTTTCCATAACTCTTTTATCACTATACCACATGATATTAGCTCTGTTGGCACGTAAATCTGTACCAATCAATGGGAACACACCAACAACTCTACCAAACCATTTAGCCCATGATCTGTCAGTTACGTTAGCAATACCAAAAGGAACTTTTTGTTGTATGGCTAATTGTGCTAAATACTCTGCGTTAGAACCTTTTTGTACACCATAGGTCCAACGTGCTAAACCTTTCATCATTTTGAATACAGGATCTAATGCTGCGGCACCACCGCTAAATATCATTGCATTTCTAGCATGTAATAAATTTTCTACTCTTGGGTCATTTGATAGTTCTGGATCTGGTAGTCCTTCTAATTCTCTAATAATAGAGTTTAAACCATCATACGCTGTGGCTGCTGTATAAGCTCCAGCACCAGCAAAAGTTGCAATCTCACCCGCTGCAAGTGGATTGCTTTTAGGATTCATAAATCCTTTTAATAATTTTTGTCTATCTAAAAAATATAAAGGTAATAAACTTAAAAAATCTCCGCCAATGGTTACATTTTGTTTATTTACTTCTGGTGCAAATCTCATGGTAGTGTTTGCGATACCCATAAAACTATCACCAAATAAGTTTAATACTTCATCAGGATTAGAAGCTCCTGACAATACGTCTACTGTCGTTCCTACAATACCTTTTTGATCATCTCTTCCTTTACCAGTTATTATTGTAGTCCAGTTTCTTTTATCTGCCTCTAACTTCTCTCTCCAAGCTTTATTTTTTTCACGTAAAGGATCTTCAATATATGCTTTTTCTTGTTCAACTGCAGCTTGAAATTCTTTTAAATTTCTTATCTCAGCAAGTTCCGCCTCTGTATAAGACTCAAGAGGTTTTTCTGTAATACCATTTTCTTTTCTAATATTATTAATTAAACTTTGTAATAATAATTTATCTGATTCAAATTTAGGTGTTCCTACCTGTTCAGGATTTAAAAAATTATCAATGTCTGGCACTTGTATTTTGATGTCATTTTCACCAAATACTTCCATTAAAACATTGGGTGGTATACCAAATGTTCTTTCAATATCAATACCAGGATATCTCTGTTTTAAACTAAAAACACCTTCAGCCATTATTCTTTATCCAATCCAAAAGCACCACCAGTTACAAGCGCTGTAGTTTTTTTACCAAAGTCTTTTATTTCAGGAGGTATGAAACTTGATACTGTTTTTACCACCTTTTGTATTTTTTCACCAGTTGGTTTTTCTGCTGTTTTTGACCAACCAAATTTTCCTAAAGTATACCCCTCTGTGTTAACTGGTCCATACATTTCTTCATAAGGATCTACCCAAACATAATCTACTCCCTCTACTTCATCTGAGCCAGTAGGTATACTAGGCACTTTATCAAGATATTTTTTGTATGGTAAATGATCACTTAAGGATTGAAAATCTGGTTGTGTAAGTGTTTGTGTGCCGTCTTCATTGACTACAACTTTTGGTATATTACTTAATATTACATCCTGTCTTATAGATTCTCTTTCTTCTACGTCATCTGGTATGTTACCTAAACTTAATACTTCTTTTCCTAATTCATATACAATACCAGCTAGTGCTCCATATTTACCTAATCTAGCTACTTTCCCTACTTTTGATAATCTATTATAAGGTTTCTTACCACCGTATTTATCATAATACTCGCCTGGATGATTTTGTTTTAACCAGTTTTTGTAATCATTACGGTAGTTTTCTAACATTACCTTTGATGATTGTTTTACATCAGTCATTATGGTGTTACCTTTATCTCATCTGGTAATGTAATTTGTAAGTCCCCATTTTCACCATAAAAAGCTTTTGGTAGATTTTTAGGGTCAATTGTAGCCACACCAGTGTAGCCTTGAGGATATACTCCTTTGTTAAACTCATACAATACTTTCATGTCATTGTTTGCTAATCGTAATTCTTCTCTTACAGTAATTAATCCAGCAATAACTGTTTTTGAGTCTACGAATCCTGTGATTTTTAAACTTTCATATGCTCTCTTAATATCATCTAAGTTCAATCGACCAGATGATTTTCTAGCTCTAGCTACAGCATATGCAATCGCATTAATACGCACTCTGTTTTCAGCAAGTTCAGGTTTAAATTCACCCCAGAATTGTTGTGATAATTGACTATTTGGATCAAATAAAGCATTTACGTCTGCAAATTCTCCTGATCCCTCAGCAGTTTCAATTCTACCATCACTAAAGTTATCTTTAACATTATCTAAAACATTTGTTAAAATAGATATCTGATCATCAGCTGCAACTAAGTCAGCTATCATACCAAAACCTCTTTGTTTAACGTCTTGAATTAAGCCAGGTAAACCTGCGATAGTAGGGTCATCTAATAAGTTTGTTATAACTTTATCAATACTCATGATATTACGATCATAAAGTAAAATTGTAGATAGCTGTTCGTTTAAAGCTTTTTTAGGTAAAACATCAGCTGCGGTTAAAGACACAGGATCTTCTTTTGTAAAGTCTGCAAGTCCAGATCCGATGCTCATCCATTCTGGTCTACCATTTGCTTGTAATATTACGTTACCATCTTTATCTAATTTAGGTATTAAGATTTGATCATCTTTCATTATTTTTACAGCATATCTACCGTATTCACCTGTCATAGGATGAGTAAAGCTACCCATAGAGAAACTCTTTACTAATGCTACAGGAGTTACGTTTGGCACGTATCTATTTGTATCTAATGGTACATTTTTAGGAACATATACAACCTTACCGTTTTGTTGTGTGTCTATGACTTCCATATACTCAAGACTATCTGCTGGTGTATGTACTGTAGGATCTAATTTATCAGCTTCTACAAATTCAATTTTTTTAGTGGTTGAGTTGAATACTCGTTTCCAATCCTTTTTTTGGTTTTCTTTTTTGTCACCATATCGACCGGGATTTGCGCTATTTGCAATTGCAAATTCTTCGTATGTACTAAAGAATTTATTTTCTTTTATAACATTATCATAAGCAACAAAAGGAGTTGTATAGTCTTTTGCAGTCATAAATCTTCTTTCATTCTCAGGTAATTCTGCGTCTTTTAATAAAGTTTCAAGACTTACTTCTGTATTTAAACCTGTTTGTTTATCTAATACTAATTTAAATGATCCTTTTAAATCTAATTGATTTTTAAAATCCGTTTTTTGTAATTCTTGGAAAAATCCTAAATTAGAAAACATAGCTTGAGATACTACGTTAGCTCTGTTTACAGCATCTTCTTGTTCTTTTGTTAGTGCGTATGTCGCTCTTTGTGCATCTACTGCTCTTTCTGCACCTCTTATTTCTGCTTCCTCTTTTCTTGTAGCTCTTCTTGCGGCAGTAAATTCAGGTAGTGTTGCCTGCACTGCTTGACCAAATACATCTAATGCCTTACCTCTACCTGTTAATAGTCTTGCACCTAAGTTAATTAATGATGACGCTACATCAGCTTCTTTTTGTGTAGCTATAGCTTCTTTTTCTGCACTAAAATCTTTTTGATATAACATTTTAGCTTCTGCCGCATATTCTTCTGGTGTTTTTGATGGAAATAATGTGTCAGCAAAATTGACAGCAGTAGGATAAAACTCTTGCATACCTTCTACAACATTACCTAAATTCACACTTGCTGCGGTTATACCAGCAGGCACTGAGGCATCAGTAGTTTGATTAATGCTAGTATCTACTACGTTAGTATTTACAGGTGCGCCTGTATAATGATCTATATTAGGATTACCGCCATGCTTAAGCTTAGCGACTTTCTTGAACATTTTTCTATCAAGTACGCTCATGCTTTACCCTATTGGATTACCTATGTTTAACCCTTTATATGCTCCTAGTCCCATGATTCCTAATCCTGCTACCTGCATTAACGGACTAGTAGATGGTTGTTGTTGAACTGACATTTGTGAAGCAGGTGTGCCTGTTAAAATACCAGACGCAAAAGATAATCTTTGGAAAGGCTCTTGAGCAGCAAGATTTGCTGTAGCTCTTTGTGCATCTAATACATTTTGTGCTTGTTGCTGTCTTAATGTTCCTGCTTGTTGTAACTGTGCAACGTCTTGTGCTAATAATCCTTGCGCTAATTGACCTAATCCTGCTTGTTGACCACCAAGTGCAGCTAATTGTTGACCTACATTAAATTGTCTGCCTTGTTGTTGCTCAAATGATTGTTGTGCAGTTTGCTGTGCTTGTTGGAAGTTTCTTGATAAATCTTCAAAGATACGTCTAGATTTAATATCTTGTAAATTTCTAGCCATCTCAGCACTTTGTATACCAGCTCTTTCAGTGCCAAAAGCACCTGCTGATACTGCTTGTGCATCTAAACCTTGTTGTTGTAGTTGTGCTTGTCTATCTAATTCTGCTAATGCTTGTTGTGTGACTGTTTGTTGATAAGGGTCCATGTAGGCTTGTATGCCTTCTGCTGTAGGTGCAAACATTCTAGCGGCACCTCTAGTTGCTGCTATACCTTCACCTATTGTTGCACCAGCTTGATCTAAGAAAGGTTGGAATGTTCCAATACCTTGCTCACTCATAGCTAATGCTTGTTGTTGCTGAGGCGTGAGCCCTGCTACTTGAAACCCTGCAATTGGTTGTGGAACTCCTGCTCTACCTAATTTTCTTGCTTGAAAGTCTGCTTCTGATTCGCCTGGCTGTTTTACAGCACCAGGATCACCAAATGTTGCAGCTAATAACTGTTTGCCTCTCTCTTCAATATAAGGTGCCAGTCTATTATATTGTATTATTTCATCAGCCATTATGCCATACCTACCCCTCTTGATGAATCAGGATCTAAACTGTTCATTAGATTATACATGACCCGTGGTCCACCAGCGTTTTTTACCGCTTTTGCAGTCATTACAAACTCTCCGTCACTCAACATAGCAGGAACTAAATCATCTTTAGGCCCGCCTGGTCCTGATATTTGACCTTGTCTTCTTGGAAACTCTCCTCCCATAGCATATTTATCCATGTATCTTATATCCATTATACCACCATCTGCAACAGTTGGAACTCTATTTCCAAACATACCGTAGTAAGGAGTTTCAGGATAAATGTTATAGAACCCTGGATATTTTTCTTCCATGCTTCTATCGTCTTCTTCTTCACTAGCTGCATCTATAAGCGGAGGCGCAACTAAAGCAGCAACATTTGCATAAGTTTTAAAATCAGCTTTACCTGCTGGATTAATTAATTTACCATCAACTATTTTTGCTCCACCTGATTTAGTTAATAATTGTGCCTGCTCTGATGTTAATGTGCCTAACTCTTTTCCTACTAATTCAGGATCTCCAAGCAATTGTGCTTGTGCTGGATTAACTTGCGTACCCGCAGATTGAAAACCTAAATTCTCTCCTAATTGACTTAATATACCTTGATCTGAAGTAAAAGCATATGGATTTTCACCAAATAAATCTGCACCTGGTAAGCCACTTGCGTAACCAGCAGTGCCAAAAGCCCTACCAGCTCCGTATCCACCAATACCACCCATGATTGCATCTCCTGCATCACCACCAGTTAGTAATGGTACACCTGCACCGATAAGTGCAGAATAGAAAGGTCCAGCACCAGCCAGGCCAGCAATAGTGCCAGCATAAGGTGCAATACTTTTAAGTGCTTTCTTAGCACCTTTAAAAATCTTTTTTAAGAAAAACTCAGGTTGTCCTGTAACAGGATTGATAGAGTTAAATTCATTACCTACGATATATCTTTCAGGGTTGATACCCATGTCTAGCATTTGATTGAACAACATTGCTTTAAGTCTAGGATTAGAATCTAAGACTTCCATAGGCACAACTGTTTCGCCTTCAGCAACGTGTGCGATATATGCGTCTTCGAATCTACCTAAATCTGCAATTTTAGAAACCTCATTTTGAAAAGACTCTAAGCCTCTAGGTTCATATTGTTGCATGCTATAATCCATGTTTTAACTTGTTCCTCCGAATATATCCGGCATTTTATTAACCTTTATTGCGACATCTTTTTGAATGTCTTCTTCTTTTGTGTCGGTGGCAGGATCTTTAACATCTTTGGTTGCCTCGTCTTCAGAAGCATAGACTTTTCCTGTTTTGGCGTGTTTAATAGTTGTAACTGTTTCTACATCTATTTTTGGGATAGTTCTCCCAGCAACCACGATAGTATCTTCTTTTATACCCATTTTTTAACCTCCTTGCAATGTTTATGTTATCTCCAAAACGCTGATAATTATGTGTAAATCATTAGCGTTTTGAGCTGTTGCTTTAATTATTTCTGACTCTTTTGCCACCAGTGTGCTAGTTAATATTTCAGCAGATGTTTTAGCTGCAATTGACTTGTCTTTTTCTAATGAAAACACAGCATCAGAACTGTCTGTCAATGTTAAGGTCAACGTACAAGCATTAGATGCATCATCATTAGAAACTCTTATTGACTTGATTATTGACGTGGTAGCTGTCGGCACAGTATAAACTGTAGTAGCATTTGTCGTTGTTAAATCTACTTTATAATTTGTGTATGTATTAGCCATCTACGATAAAAACCAAGTAAACCTTTCGTCATCTTCTCGTAATGTTTCTGGAGTATAAGTATTATTTAGTAAAAATATCAATTGATCCAATGTTTGTATCAATGTGTTTTGTTGTTGTTGACTATACTCTGGTGTAGCCTGGGGTAATCTAGGTATTTGTATTTTAGACATTATGCTCCTCTCATTCCGTCTGGTTTAATATCTAATCGTAACGTTCCATATCTCCAATTATCATCAACAGCATCACTAGCAACTCTTACAGATATTTGTCTACCACGTATTCTTGTATCTTTTTTAGTTGTTGATGTTGTAATATTAAAAGATCCATGAGTTGTTTGTGAAGCAGATGGATATGGTCTAGTTTTTATTGTTAAATCTACAGTTCCAGATTGTGCTTTAAAATCAGGAATCATTCTACTAATAGACATAAAATTATCACCATCAGCTATGTCAATATCTCCTGATTCTACGTGAGCATTCATAGCAGCTCCATCATCATTAGAACCAGTCTCATGTAAATGTATAAAAGTTCTACCTGCTTTTAAACCAGTAATAGTGCTTATAGTGGCTGTAGTATCAGTTGATTTAAATTCAGCTGCATAAGGATTATCGTAAGTTCCTCTGTCTGCCCAAGATGTTCTAGATAAAGTTCCTACATACCAAAGATTTTCTGCATAATTATAAAATACTACTCTATCTATTTGTTGTGAATTAGCAGAAGCATAAAACCACATAACTTCATTGTAATCAGTATTTGCTGCACAAAATATATCTTGTTTAGCATTTACATTTAAATCATCAAAAACATAGTCTTGAACACTACATGGTATTTTTTGCACTGCACCATCAAATAAGAAGAAAGAGTCAGTGCCCATCCAAAAGGATACACCACCTACATCTACTGCTGCATTTAAGCCAATACAACCACAAGCAGAACCTAATTGATTAAAACCAAAGGTAAGTGGTGGACCTATAAACTGCATTTGATATAAAGCTGTATCTGTCCATATTAGAACAGCACCTCTAGATCTTACTGCTGTTTGTATAAAGTTACCATCCACCAATCTTTTCGATCCTGCTGTATTAGTTGCCGTTGGTGTCCAAACATTTTGATCTTCTTGACCTGACCATCTTAAAAACATGTTGTCTTGTGTAGAAGATGTACCTATTGTTGTTTCTGTACCAAAACAAATGACATGTCGATCATCACCTGACACTAACATAAATCTACTTTTTGTGGGTGCATTAGATACATTGGTAGTTGAAGATCTATTTGATGATAATCCACTTGATGTATCCCAATAGAATAATCCACCATTAAATTGTAAAGCTAATACGTCTTCACCCCAGTTATCGAGAGCCCACTTACCAGATTCTAACAAAACACCCTCAGCTCCAGTAAGTCCTTCTCTTGTTGTATTCCAAGTGGATGCACCGTATGTAGAGGCACCCCAACCATAACCAAATATAGATACTGCTGAACCTGTATTTATTTGATATGTTCCGTTGGCCGTGGCTCCTGTCGCATCAGAACTAGCCGCAGCTTTTGCTTCTATGGTAAAAGTATTAGCATTAGGAACTGTTAGTATTTCAAACTCTCCCTCAAGATTAGCAGCAGATATACCACCTACTGCGCCACTAACACTTGCAATAGTTACAAAGTCACCGATCAACGCACCATGAGATGAGTCTGTTACAGTAACTGTAGTGCTACCATTAGTAGTTTCAAATTGTGTAATATTACCTGTGCCTGTAGCTCTGATAGGAGTTATATCAGCGTATGAGTTTTCAGAGTAAGCGTATAGTTTTTTGTTAGTGCCATAGATAGCATACTTAACACCACTTAAATCACTATAAGTTAAAATAGCTCTAGTAGCACCTACCAGTGCATCACTAGTTACTTTTTCCCAACCACCTAATTTTTCTGGTAAACCATATCGAAAGCGAACATTATCACAATCTACCCAACGTCCTTCTGCACCGTACTCGGTATTTTGTTTATCTATTCCTGGTGCTATTTGCAGTTTTGATAAAGGCATGATAGCTCCTATACTGCTGATTCATAAAATCTAATCCAACGATCAGTTCCATTTATATTTACTCTTATAGCTCCTGCTTTACTTGCAGTTTCACCTGTAGATGAAGAAACACTAGCAGAACTATCACTAGCTGATGTTCCATCAAAATATATAAATTCTTGATCTTGATCATCTTGATCTAAAGATAAACAAGCTATTGCTCCAGATGAATTAGCTTGATTTATTTCTACACTTGCATTTGCTGGTGAACTTGTTCCAAAACCAATTTTATCTGCTGAACCATCAATAAAGAAAGCATGAGTTAAAGTATTTGTTTCTGCTCTAAAATCCACAGAAGCGCCTGATTCATTAAATGTAAATCCACCTCCGTCAAAGTCAATCGCACCCGTGGCTTTTACACCACCGACAACATGTAATTCTGTAGAAGGTGAGTTTGTTTTAATACCAACACGGTCATTACCTGCATCAGTAAAGAATAAGTTTGCGTCACCGTTACCTTCGATTCTAAAATCTAAGTCTGCTGAGGACTCGTTAAATACAAAAGTACCACCGTCAAGAGAAACATTACCTGAAACACTTAATGTTCCGTTGGCCGTAATATTTCCTGCATCGTTTAAAACATCAAACATCGTAGAACCGTCTGAGTATAAGATGTGCTTTGCACCCTGTACGAGGGTCGTGCCTGTTCCCCCTGAAGGTTTGAAAGTTAAACTATTACCACTGTGTGTGGTTGCATCATCAACAATATACCATGTTTCTACAGCTTCACAGCTCATAACAGTATCCCCTGTCAGTGTGCCTGTTAGTTTGATAATGGCATTACTTTGTTCATCAGTTGTTGATCCATCGGTTGTAGCTAAAGTATCATTGGTGCTAGCAATCGCTACAGATACATAACCTTTGATTGCTGATTCTACTTTTTGTAAATTGTTATTTGTAATATTACCCCAAGTTCCCGAGTTTTCACCTGTGGCTTGTAACTCTAAATTTAATGAACTTGAATATGACGATGCCATTTTTTACTCCTAATCTGTTGAACCTGGCTCTACATCAACCCAGGTTATTGTTTGTGAATCATCCACTTCGTTCCAAATAAAGAAGTTTGGATCACCCACACTAAAATTAATAACATTCTGAAATGCTTCACCAAAAGCAGTTTCATCACCTAATCCTACACTAATTTGTCCTGCTGTGGTAGGACTAATATTTGCAGATGCTGATACAGTCTCAGTTCCTATAGTAAAACTTGGTGCTCCAGCAGTAGAAGGAGACACAGAGGCACTTGCGGTTACAGTTTCATCTCCTAGATTAACAGAAAAAGATAAGCCACTAACAAAAGGCGATCCTACGTTTTGAACACCACCGCCTCTAACAGAGGCTATGGCAAACTCAGATATGGTGCCGTGGCCAAATAACATTATTAACCTTTTGGATTATCACTTCTTACTTTATTGTAAGCTGTTTTGTAAGCATCCCATTTTGTAGAATCTCCACCTATTTCTTTTTCACAATATGCTTCAGCAAAATCTTGTAAAGAAGGATACTGTGCAAGACGATTTATTTTGTATAAATCTGGATCACTCCAAGCTTCTACCTTTGTCCAATCAATAGTTACAGGTTTATTATTAGCATCCACTGCCACTATATCTGTTTTGCTGTTTCCATTTATTGAAACTGCATCGCTGTGAATTGCTCTAATTGCTTTGTGTAAATCAGCCATTATGCTAGTACCTCCATAACTGTAATTGATTGAACTGTTCTTGCAAACTGAGAATTGTCAGTATCATCATGTGTTCTACCATAATACAAAGTGCCTCCACCTACAGCAGCACCTTTAACTTTGTACGTGACCTGAGATGTCGTATTAGGACTGTCTAAACACATTATATTAGGATAGAGCAAAATAGTATTTCCTATAGTTCCCCCATAGGCACCAGAACCAAAAGCTCTTGATCTATTACTTGAAGCATCGCCTAAAGCAATTTGTGTTGAATCTCTAAATAATTGTCCAGAAATAGCATTATCACTTGAATGAATACTAAGATTTACATTAACAAGGATTTTACTACTAGTAGCAGAAGGTGTAATATTTACACTTAATCCTGTAACATCAACAAAACTAGATGAAGTAGTCGAAAACACATCTGTTTTCAAAGTTTGTATAACTTGTCCTATTTTTCCTTGTCCTATAGAAGTATACTCAGTTCCTGCTAAATCTAAAACATCACAGTGTAATGTGCCATCAAAATATCCATCTTTAAATTCTTTTGATGAAGCTCCAATATCCACATCATTATCTGTGGTAGGTTCTATAACACCGTCTTTTATACTAAATTGATCTGTGCCACCTATCTTAACATCTATCTGGTCATCTGTATCAGCATGAAGACTTGTATCACCGTCTGTATCTAAAATTAATTCATTACCATTTAAGTCAGAATCTAAAGGACCACCTACTGCACCAGATATCTCTACAATAAAAATACTGTCTCCACTTGCAGGAGCTGTAGTAAAAGAAATTTGAGATCCACCACTGGCCAAAGTAAAATCAGTGCCTGGTCTTTGAATTACACCATTTTTAGATACGATTAATTGTGCAGGCGAACCTACTTGTGTGCCTAAATTAAAATCTGTGGTGGAACTATTAAAAGTTCCTGTAAATCCTAAATCTGAAAAAGTCCCGCTTTCTATTGATTTTCCTATATATGGCATATTATTCTCCTGGATCCGTTATTGTATTACCCGCGGCAACCCACAGAAGAATCTCTTTGTAATGTCTGTTTTCTGTGTCGTGTGGTACAGACATTATGTCTGTACTATCAGTTAAAGTTACCGTGTAAAATTTATTCCAGATTCCGTCCTGATATTTTTTTGTTACTGTTGCAATATTCATTTATAACTCCGCATCCAATTTTAAATAACATGAAGATACAGCGTTCATCATATATCCCGGATCATCTACATGAGATGACATATCTGTTCCTCCTGTATCTACTAGAGTGAATTGTCCAGATTTATTAGTTCCTCCAAAAGTGACAGCACTACCATAATTTGTATTAATACTACTGGTAATAACTCTCCAGTGATCTGCACTTCCAGAAGAAGAAGAGGATAAAGAGGGAGTTGCTCTAAACTCCACAGGCCACAACATAGTCATTCTAAAAGTATCATTATCATGAATATGACCCCCCATAAGATCTTTTAAAGATTCAGATGCATCCATGTAAATTTGAAAATATCTCTTACATCTTCTTAAGTTACTATCACGACTCTCAAAAGGAAAATCAGGTATTGTGTTAGTATCAAACTCACCGATTTCCATTTGAACTCCTGTAATGTACCAATTATTATCAGTGCTATCTGCATTATTAACTTGACCTACTGCAACATTTGCATTGGTATGTGATTGCCATGTTGTTGCTAATGTTCCAGAAGTACGATTAGTGCCTGTTGTTATCCACCAAGTAATTCTAAAACCTTCACCGTTATTATCGTCTATTACTCCAGTAGTGTCTGCAGCAAAAACTACTGTTTTCTTTTCCCATGTGTTGGTTGTGTTGACAGTGTAAGTCTGTGCTTGACTTCTTGCATCATCATTTTGATAAATCCAAATAGCATGAGTTCCTGTTTTTGTGGCATTTACCCAAAAAGATAAAGTAATTTTTTTAGCACTTGAAGTGCCATATCTTAACAACTGTAAATCTTGTGCTTCTAATAAAGTTTGAACTCCTAAAGCATCATCTGCATCTGGAGAACCTGCCGCTGTGGTACAATCCATTTTTAAAGATGTTGTAAAACCTTCACCAGTAGGCACATCTGTTGATTGAGTTTGTGTAAATCTAGCTGATGGACTACCTTCAACGACAAGTTTCCATCTATCACAAGTATTATATCCTGAAGTTGCTCCTAGACCTGTGGCGGAAGTCGCTCGCTGAGCCACGGACATATCTCCATTAATAATTAGAGGAGTTACGATTCTACTTCTATCTAATCCCCCATCTGTTACTTTTGTAATGCTCATCTATACTCCTATTTACCTATCAATGCCTTAATTTCTTCATCAGTTAAACCAAGGTTTTTAAGTTTAGTTTTGCCTGATGCCTCTTTACTTTCATCATTTGTTTTTTTCGTTGCTTCAGCAGTTTCATATTCAGATATTTTTGCATTAATATCCTCTGCTGATATTGGTGTAGTTCCATCTAACCATTCAATTTTATTAACATTATTATCAGTGATCTGACACTTAGCATCAGGATTAATATATTGTATTACTTTTAAAATATCAGCCATTATCCTTCTACCTCAATTAATGTCCAATGTGATTTGTAATCAGAAATTCCTAATCTCCAGTTTGGATTACCATCATAATTTGCAACAGAAATACCTACATGAACAGCACTTGTAGTTGAAGGTGAATGTAAATAATTAAATACTAAACACCCATGTTCTTCTGTGGTTCCTGCTGCACTATTATAGTTATAAGCACCAAATCTAACTTGTTGATAATCAGTTGAGCTAGTTGATGCTGCGCTACCCGTGTTAATTCTTAATTTAAAAGCTGCATTTTGGCCAGCAGAGTTACTATCCTCTGTTTGTGCAGGACCACTAAAAAGCACTAATATTTTACTTGAAGTTGAACTTGGTGTTATATTAGCAACATAATTACTGATCATTACCTCACTAGACGTGTTTCCAGATTGATTTGATGTTATTGTAGTGCCAACAACTTGAAGTATTTTACCAAATCCTGTGGCTTTAGCTGCAGTGACTGCATCATCTGCTATACCATTTGTTCCTATTGTACTAAGTGCCATGTTTTATTCCTTTGGGTTGTCATTACGAACTTTATCACAATGATCCTTAAAAGTTGTTGTCCCATTTTTTTGATCCTTATAAATCATTTCTAGTTGATCCTCAAAAGGTAAGTATTCTGTTCTTCTTTTTGCATCTACAACTGCATTATTTTCTAAAGTTATTGCTTGAGAAGATAAAGCGTTTAATTGTGAGTCTGTGGGCTTGACTTTGTCTTTTGCATTCCATTCTTTAATGTAAGGATTACTAACTCCACCTATCATATCATCTTGAACTTTTACTTCGGATGTAAAATCTGGTGTCCTACCTAAATACGCTTCTATTTTTCTAATTAAATTACTCATTCTAAACCCCTATTAATCTAAACCCTTGAAAGTAAGATGTATCCGATTTAAATGTGTGATTAGTACCATCATACATAAAACCATATATTTCAACATAATCATCTGCATCCATGTTTACTATAGCGGCAAGACTTGGAGCATTTGGTTGATCATTTTGAAAATACTGAGATGTTAAAAAATAACCATTTTGATAAAGTTGACCTCCATTAAAATGAAGTGCTAGTCTAACTGCTCTGCCATTTGCCGCAGATGCTATTCTAAGACCGGCAGTGATAAGGTATTTTCCTGCCACAGTTGGAGTAAAACGATAATTTGTACTGTGGTCATATTTTCCATCTGAATCAAAAACTTCACTATCAAAAGCCACTTTAGTTGTTGCTCCAGCACTAAACGTACCCTTGTCTCCAGAGAGTTTTGCAGAAAAAGCAGGCGTACTATAAATGTGAGAAAAATCCAATCTTTTTATTGTTCCTGCATCAGATACAAGTATTTCATCAGTTGATGCAGGTTCAGCCGCTAATTCTGTTTGTCCTGATATAATGTTATCATTTAAGTGTTCACTTTCTACTGCATCATCTGCTATAGAACTAGCTGTTACAGAATCATTAGAAGGATTAATTGTTCCTACTGATTTAGCTTGATGAATTACATAAATATTATTTGTGCCAGAAGGAGGTGCTCCAGTAAATGTAAGTGTAGTTCCGCTTATGCTATAAGCAGAGTTTGGATCTTGACGAACATTTTCTACAAAGACCTCTATGTCAAATACTGAACTAGGTGCAATGTCTAATGTAAAAGCTGTTGTGCTTCCGTCACCATTAAACCTCTTACCTTGTAGAGATTGAAAAGTATTCCTAGTATCTAAAGGTGTACCAATAAAAGGCATCTTATGTTATCTCCATTATTGACACAGCAATGTCAGCTGCACCAGATGCCGTTAATTTCAAGACATCCGTGGTTTCCATTACTACTTTATTTCCTGCTAAAAGTTCTAGAGTACCGCCAACAGGGATAGGTGCATTAGTAACTAGCTCAACATCTTGATTCGCTTCGTTATTTGCTCCTGCTCTGTTAGAAGTATCTGAACTTAAAGTAACTGTAGCAGTTATCTGTCCTGTTGTTGTATTACCTATCATTACACCAAGAACTACAGTTGTTGTAGAACTAGCAACAGTGTAAATAACATCTTCACTAGTAACTCCTGCTTTTGTTACACATTTAAAAGTATTAGCCATCTACCCTCCTTTATATATTACCCGAGTGCTATTGCAAGAGCTGTAGGATCTTCTTGAGAAAATCCTTGAGCTGTCATTAAAGTTACCACTCTAGATAATGCTGCTTTACGGTTTGTGCCTCCAGCACCATCATCCACTATTATTAAATCTGATGTTGTTAGATCTGCGCCTATGTCAGATCCTCCATCAATCTCTAATGCCGTTAATGCTACTTTACCTGCTGTAGATATTGTAGCTAATTTTGTATCTGCGATTGCAGCGCTTGATTTAATGTCTGCATTTACAATGTTTGTTATTGTGTTGTTATCTGAATCAATAGATTTGTTTGTTAAAGTTTGTGTTGACGCAATACCTGCGATTGTGTCTGTTGTCGCTGGTAATGTTAATGTTGTATTACCAGAAAAATCAGCATGTGCTGGTGCTTGAATAGCAGCATAGTGAGCATTTGATGACTCACAATAAAATCTAACTTGTGATTGTGCGCCTGTATTTTTAACATCTACGACACCGCCCTCTACTGTTAAATCATCTCCTACAGTAACATCAGCAGTTACTGTTAAATTACCACTACTATCTAATTTTAATCCATTACCAGAACCTACGGTTCCCCCTGATTTAATTACTAAATTATCACTGTCAGAATCATCTACAGCGAAATGAAATTTATCTGCTCCTTGTGTATCTAATATTATTGCTGGATCGCCTGATGCTACATCTATTTCTATATTACCTGTAAAAGTTGCACCAGATAAACTTGCAAACAAAGAAGTTACGTTTGTACCACCAATGGTTACTGCATCTGCTTCTACTGTGCCATCAAAAAAAGCATCTTTAAATTCTAAAGAACTTGTACCTAAATCTACATCATTATCCGTTACAGGAGCTAAAGCACCATCAACTAATTTGATTTGATCAGCACCTGCAGCTCTAAATAAAATATTATTGTCAGTTGCAAAATCAATATCATTGTCAGCATCTCTACCAACTACTAAACTTGTATTTTTTAAAGAAGCTACATTTAAATTATCACTACCATCTTCAAAAATTAATTTACTTGCAGGTAATGTACAAAATACGTCTTTTGTGCCTGCACTAAAATCTACAGCACTATCACTATTAGAACTTGATATGACTGTAGTTCTAGTTAAAGTAGAACTATCACCATTTAAAGTTCCCAAGCCAACTTCAAACTCAGCCTGGTCTTGATGTGCAATACAATAGTAAACTGTATTAGAATTTCCAATACCAGCTGCAAAAGTTTCAAAACCAGTTACAGCACCAGCAAGTGATACAGCACCTGTTCCTGTAGTAGTAGTTGTTTCTTTTACTCTGTCATTAATGACTAAAGCCATTTAATTTTCTCCTATGCTAATCTTAATATAGCGTTACTTGCGTCAGCAGTTGGGAACTGTATTGTAAATGTTCCACTTGTAGATGTTTTATCTCCACCAAAATCTAGCACAGCAACAGCTTTATTAGAATCAGAGCTGTTATAAATTAAAGCTCCTCTTGCTGTAATTGTTGCAGAAGTAAAAGATATATCTGAAAAATCACATATAGCAGTTGTTCCAGATGTTGTTGGAGTAACACTAGTTAAAGTTCCACCACCAGACGAATATGTTCCTGAATCAGAAACTTCGTTTGATGTGCTGAATGCAGTTGTACTTGCATCTAAACTTGCAGAACTTGTATACAAGGCTATTTTAAAAGTATCCCCTGTGGTCGCAGTAAAATCGTGAGTGCCAGTTAAAAGCTCTTGTTTAAAACTTGTGCACACAGCCTGTGTAATTGCCATTTTTTATCCTCCTTATGGACTTGTTGATTTTATGGGCAATCTAATTGCACCATGCATGTACTCATCTCTTCGATGCCTTCCTTGCTGTTCTATCGCTAATTCTTGTATGGCTCTCTGATATGACTGTTCGTATAATTGCAGCATTTCTGCTGGTCCCTTTAAAAATTTAAAGGCTTCTGCAAGGCATCCATACAATAACGCACTTGGAGCATTACTGCCTAACCAAGACGAAGTATTTGTACTAGATAACCTTGTTGGTAATCTTGTAATTCCCAGTTCTACATTATATGCAAGATCTGGTGTAGGCGCAACTATTAATGAGTTATGATCCCACCAGGCCCAATAAACGGGTGTGCCTGTTGATGTTCTATCTGGAGCATATTCTGTAATAAATGAAACATCTCTTTGCTCTAACATAGTTCTTGTTGGCGTGCCTGAAGCTGGAAAAATGTGCATTGTTCTTATAGTTCCTAAAGATGTAGGATCAGGTGATGATCCACCTGGTAATGATACGAAAGGATTACTTGCAGTTAAATTTGCAGATTGATTGGATTTAAATACATCAATATCTACATCTCTGAATATTCTATTTTCTGCATGTTCTATAAAATCATTTACACGCACATCTGTTAAAACATCAGAACTTACTTCTGTATAATCTCTAATTTGTGTTACTAATTCTGAATATGTAGTCATTATGAAATACTCACGGTCACTCCACTAACGGAAGCTTTTACAATTGTTATATTTTGTTTTTGTGGAGACATTTGATTATTTTGATCAAAAAAAGTTTTAGCTCCTAGTAATACTTGCACAGGTTCTGATCTGTCTGGTCTTGCATTTTTTAATGCTTCAGCATCTGCCCTGTGTGTAGATGGATTATCTTCTTGTGGATGTTCTGGTTCAAATTCAGACTTATGTACAAATACACCATCATGCTCTTCGATCATTTCACTATATGGAAATGCGAATCCACTTCTATCTGATATTGCTTTAGCGTATTTACCTCTTGCTGTGCCCATTACATAACTCCTACATCTGGAACAATTTTAATACTTGCTCTTGTGCTATCTTCAGATGATGCTCTTTGCCATTCATCTTCATAAACTTGTTTTAACAATTGTATTCTATCAGGTGCTTTTTTCATAGCTATGTAATAAGAAAGTCCTGATACTAAACAAGGAAAAAATCTAAAAGGTACTTCTGGATTGTTTGTATATTCACCTGCATCTGCAATTCTAGTCATCGCATAATACTTAAATGTATCAGCTGCATCGGGTGTTGGATATACATACAACTTAGGAGTAATAGTTCTCTCTATATAAAATTGAGTGGGAGAAGCTGACGTAGATTTTTTGGATATGTTTAAATACTCAGCTCTACTGATTCTTTCTATTTGTCTGTCAACAGTAGAATCACTGGCTTCTGTAACAACAGCAGATAATACATCAACTAAATCAGTATCTAAATCATAAGAAGATGTTCCTGACGCTAGAGTTTTTGTTCTTTGTTCTATTGTCCAAAGATTTAAACCTCTATTAGCCCACTCAGCAAAAAGTAAATTAAGAGATCTTCTTGCAGTTTTAAGATCATATCCTGACCTCACATAAAGGCCACATCTTTCATATGACTCTGCTATGACCTCTTCGATTGTAAGAGTAAATGCGTTAGTACCTGAGTATGTAGGCATATTTTACTCCTAATATATCTTTTGAAACTCTGCTATAACTGTATACATGTTGCCTGAATCAGCAGTGCTAGGTACAACAAAATTTACATCGCTTTCATTACTATTGCTAGATTTGTCTGCTGGTATACCACCAAACTCTCTAAAATCCCAATAGCCCGCACCTGTTAATCCAATTATAGGAATATCACCATCTGAATCTTCTTCATCAAGACGAGCAAAAGAATCTCCTCCATCTCCACCTTGACAAGAATACCAAACTCTAAGTAATCCTAAATGTGCCACAGCAGTTCCATCTGCACGTGCAGTTAGTGCTGACACATCTCCCATGACTGTTGTGCTACCTGATCCATCTGATTGTACGACCATTTTAATAACAACACGATTGTCGTTTTGTTGTAGTATTGTTGGTCCTGTTACTGTATCTGCCATTGTTTCCCTCCTTAATTAAGAAACTGTGGGGGATAAACCCCCACTAATTATTATTGATCAGCAAATGCTGGTGCAGTTGTTGATGTTACACTACCAAAAATTTGATAGTTAGTAGAGTCTTTACCGACAATAGTTACGTCAAATGCTTGTGGTACATTTATCTGAATACTACTATTAGAGTTACCATCAGAAAAAACTGAACTGATTGCATTATCAGAATCATTAAAAGTTAATCCACCAACGTAAAAGTTTGTGTTTCCTGGAGTAATAATGATTGCATCAGTAGCATCAGCCGCTCCTCCTGCATAAACAAATCTAAATACAGAGCCAGCTATTGGTGCTGGTAATGTATAGGTATTGTCTTGAGTTCCATCTGGAACTAGTAAAATTCTACCACTATGAGTAGCGTTATCTAAAGTTTGATCAGCATCGTCTAAACTTACAGGACCATCGCCAAAAGTTGCTACTTCTGTAACTGTTCCTGTACTCGCATTTTTACTTACTGTTTTTATTGTGCTTTCAGATCTAATAGGACCTGAAAATGTTGAGTTAGCCATTTTAAAACCTCCTTGGTTATATAGACCTCATCACATAGTCTCTATACCGTCTGCATTGCAGTCCATGTGACTTTATTAACTTATACTATTTTAAAGAAATTTTGCAACAAGAAGAATGGGCGATATACGCCCATTCTAAGTTTTTATTGATTATGCGCCTGGTGAACCAAAGATACCTCTAGGATCAGAGAATCCGAATGAATATCTCTCTCTAGCTTTGTATCTTACGTTACCTGTATCAAAATCGCCTTCCATAGAAGTTTTGATTGGAGCTCTGCTAAAGTGCTTCAAACCATTTGGAGCATCAGTTTTGATAAAGAATGCATCTGTATCTGTTAGATAATGGTTGATAACGTATCCGCCAGGGATCATGCCCATGTTACCGATAGCGTTAATGTCATTATCTGAAGTTGCAGTTCTTAACTGACTCTTCATTAATCTTTCAGCTACGAACTGAAGATTAACTGGAATGATCATTTTAGTTGCTTTTACAGCGATTTTTAGACCACGATTGTCAATGAAACCAGCAATGTCAATTAATGATTGCTCTAAAGAAGTTTCATTAAGGTCAGCAGATGTTGCTAGTTCGTTAGCATAGTTGCCACCTGACACTGTTAAGTGTGCAGTTGAACATAATTCAACACCATCTCCACCTGTGTAGGAAGAGTTGAATGCTCTGTTAAGAACATTTGCGCCTTTGATTTCTTTAGCGTTAGCCATTGAACGTGCTAAAGCTTTTGTGTATCTAGAACTTAGGCTGTCATAAAGGTTATCCTCTACTGCTTCCTCAGTAATAGCAAATGCTAAAGCAATTGTTTCGTGTGTGTAACGACTAGTAAACGCTTCTGTAGCATCGTCAAATTGTACGCTTGCTCCTTCAGCTTTTACCGGTGCACTACCGAAGCCAGAAAGTTCTACTTCTTCCTCAAACGCTCTGTCTGAGTTTTCAGTGTCAAAAATTTCTGACCATTCCTGCTCGTATCTTGCATATTCAAGACCAAATAATGCATTAAGACCAGGTTCTAACTCTTTTACGAGTTGACTTCTTGATATAGCCATTTTTTAGTCCTTCCTATTAAATACCAGCAGTATTAGCGTAGTGAAGACCTTCATTGATTCTAACGAGATAGTTTCCGTTAGCGCTAGAAGTTTCGTTGTTGTATTCATCAGAAACAACATCCACTATTCTAAATTGTGCTGTCGCAGCAGTAATAGAACTAGAGTCTAGCTCTTGTCCAGATCTTCCAGTCTTTGTACTGCCCGAGTGGGTTGATACTAGGTCAGCATTTGCTCCTCTATTATCAGGCCATGAAGCTCCGATATTAGTGCTGTCCTCTTGTGCCTCAAATACTACATTTGGATCATCAATCACAAACGCTACTGCATCACTTGCAACAGTGCTTGCAGGCCAATATTTTGAGTATGTCGGTTTACCTGTTGAGTCAGTGTAAAAACATCCATTGAACACGCCAATTAAATTAGTTGCTCCTGCAGCTCCGACAGTAATTGTTCCGTCTGTGTGCAGTTCAACAGCATCTCCTGTGAATATGTTTGAAGAATATCCACTTTCAATACCATAACTTGTTTGGCCGCCAGTAAATGGTGCTCCACCCAACATCTTTGCAGGTCTAAAACCGAATGGTGCGTCTTTATTTGCCATGGTTATAAGTCCTCCTTAACCAGTTAGTTGTTTTAAAAGTGATAGGACCCATAACAAAAATTATTTTTTGTCTGTTGTTCTACCACTGCCAAAAGTAACCCTACTATTCCTTTCAGAAGAGATAGGCATACTTCTATGCTGTTCCTTAAACAGATTATTATCGACTGATTCTTCCTGCGTCTTAGTTTGCTCAGCAAAATATTCCGCTCTTTGATCAACGATTTCTTCTGGTATACGGGCCAGCAATAATCCACCAACTCCGATAACACCAGCATGTGCTCCATTTTCAATCGTAGGTGCGTGAAAATCAGGGAACTCATCAGCACGAACTAACTCGAATCCTTCACGAAGTCTTCCAGCCATGTTCTTTCTGTCCTCTGTTCCTAGAGTTTCAGCTCTTATCCACCTATGTTTAAATCCTGGAGGCGCAGGTGGCGCTTCTAAGCTTGACGGTGGGCGCCAAGGTTGTGCTCTCTTTGTTTTTTCACGAGTAGCATCAGTGCGTGAGGTCTTTACGGTTTTATTTTCCATTGCTATTACTCCTTCACGTATTTAGCATATTCCTCCAGAGGTACTCCAAGTCTTTTGGCGATATGGACTTGGCTCGGAGATAGTCTAACTGTTTTGCGTCCAGATGTTGTTTGCGTTGTTGAACGACCAGCAGAAGCTACGGGTTGGACGGGTCTCGTAGATTCCGAACTATTTACCCCAAATTTATGGGGAAACTCTTCTCTCATCCTTTTATCGACTGCGGCATAATACTCATCTGAGTTTGGATTCATACCCTCCTCATCAACTAGTTTTTTGTGTATTCCAAAACTAGCGTAAGTCATTGCCTCGTCTTTGCCAAACCATGGGTTTTTTTCTGCCCAAGCCTCGGCCTTAGGATCAACTTTCCTAGGAGCTGCTTGAAGTTGTTCTTGAGAAACATCCTCTGCATTCTCCTCTTTAGAATTTTCTTTAGCTTCTTTTGTAGCTAAAAGCCGTTCATTGTCAATAGATAACTTTGCTAAAGCTTTTTGTGCAATAACTTGTTTTTCTGCATCTCCTGCTTGTATAGCACTTTGCAGATCTTGCTCTGCTTTTTTAGTTTCTATCTCAGTTCTAGCTGCAAATTCTTGTATATAAGAATTATCTAAGCTATTCTTTTGTGCTTTCAACTTCTTATTTTCATCTGCGACACGTTTCGCATATTGAAAAGAAGCTTGTTCTCTTCTCTCTGCCTCACGTAATTTACCTGTGAGTTTGTTAATTCTAGATTTTACTTTATCACTGTAGTCCTCTAACTCTTCACCTTCTGAGCCTTCTGTTACTACTTGTGGTTGAGTATCATCCTTTACTTCTTGTTTATCGTCCTCTTTTAAATTGACATCGACTGAGTCACCTTCAGAGGGGACGTTCACAACAGGTTCATCTTTTGCTGTGTTTATTTGCTGTTCAGGCATGGTTCCTCCATGTTATTAATATAAATGCAAGATATCCTCAGGATTCTTGATTGTTGCTAAAATTTCGTCATCATTTAAAATACGTATCTCTCCACCTTCAATACTTAGTCTTGAGCCTGCGTACCTTCCAAAAATGACCCAGTCTTTCTCTTTACACCACGGACCTTCCGGGAATCTCGTTTTATCTTTGTATGCATCTGGTCCAACACTTAAAACATAACCACATGTTGTGCTTACAGATTGCATCTCCATTGTTTGATCAGATAATATAATACCACCTTTAGTTTTACCTGTGCCTTTGTAAGGTAAAATAACTATTCTCCAACCTGTAGGTTTGGGCAGTCTTTCAGTTAATTTTTTTGGAATATTTTGAGGATCTATATCCTCCACTTGATCTTCTTTAACTTTGCCAAAGTTTAAAACTTTGTCTGGTATGGGCTTACTCAACTTCTATTCTCCTTTTTTGCAAGAACTCTTTAAATTCTTGTTCTACGTTATCTAATGACTTTAATTGTCCAATTAAATTCATGTAATTAGTATAATCTGTTGCGCCACCTGTCAATAAAACATCGTGGACTGCCTTTCTATTATTCTTAAGTATTTTATTTAATTCTTCTATTAATTCTAATGGATCCATTCATTATTTCTTTTTACTAATCATTCCTTTTATGCCAGGTGCTGCACGTACCCCCAGACTGACACTGCAAGCCAAATATAAGAGGTGAGTATAATAATCAGGAAGTGTTGATAAAATTTCAAACCCACGTGCTATATGTGGTTGCATAAAAGGCAGGAAGCTGCAAATCGCAGGAACCATCAGGGCTAGAAGAACAAATTCGTCTTTCCAGCTGCCTTGCATCTGATCAACAGCGCTTTGTTCCCACTTAATTTTACCCGCAGCTATGTCTTCGTTTTTCTTTTTCTCTGCAGCAATTTGAGCAATTTTTACTTCGCTCTTTAATTTTTTTGTCTCTACGAAGCCTTTGACGGAGTCAGTTACGACTCCGAGCAAGGGCTTAGCTAGTAGTTGCCACATTTTAGATTGAACCTAAGATAGCTAAAACAACCACACATAAAATACCAGCTTTAATCCAGTCTTTCATGTTCCAGTCATTCCATTCTTTGACCCACTCTATTACATCCTTAATTAGTTTCATGCTGTCCTCCTTAAGAAATTTTTACAGTGCCTTTATAATTCTTGTGACCTTTTACAGGTAGCTCAAGAGTTTGCCCTGCTTTAGGTGTAGCTATCTCAGTAGGCATTTTAATTACCTCATCTGCTTTTGCTAGAACTTCTCCACCCATTGAGTAGCCCATCATTCCGCCACCCATCATTTTTTTATTAGGGTCCATCATTCCGCCACCCATCATTTTTTGAGCTACACCACCTTTTTTCATGTAACCCATTTTTTTTGTAACATCAGGTCTTTTCTTTTTTAAAGCTGCAAGACCAGGCTGTTTTTCTGCATCTATTTTTTTCATAGTTATCTCCTTAATGTATGGTGCGTTTAGCGTCACCAAAACTGTGTCTCATAACTTCAAGTAAAAGACTTGTTGCTATTTCTTCACCTAGAGCCTGAGTATACAATATTTTTGAAGCATTTAAAAATGCATTTGCAATAAAAATTGTATCTTCCTCAGTTTCTGCATGATCTTTAGCAATTTTAGAGGCCTCTTTCAATACTTTTTCAGTAAGTTGACTGACCTTATTATGATCCATAACCATTAACAATTCCACTTTCTAAGAGATTTATTTATTCTACTATTTGGATCTTTAGCTGTTTTTGATGATGTTAGTTTCTTTTTCATGCCTTCCATTCTAGCGCAAAATGATTTTCTACGATTTGCTGCTTTTGAACCTTTTTTTAATTTTGATGGTTTTGTTGTAACTGCTGTTTTTAATTTACTACCAGGATTAGCTTTTCTATAAGATTCAACCCCTTTTTTATTTAAACCACCTGAAGGATTTTTGCCTTCTTTTCTTTGCCATGCTGGAGTTTTTGCCATTATCTATTTGCTATGCCATAACCACGTACAGCTAGCCCTCCTGACGCTAATGTTTTAGCTATGTTAGGTTTTTTATCTGCTCTTCTACCTCCAGCCTCAACTTTCTTTTTTCTAGCTACTGCTGTTTTCTTTTGTGATTTAGACATACCAGCGGCTTTTGCGGCAGGGACACATTTAGGATAATTTTTTCTTTTCTCACCACCAGATCTACCACATTTAGGATATGATCCGTCAGATTTTTTATTGGCTATATCTACCCAATTTTCTTTTACCCAAGCTCTAAGTCCTTTTTTTGCCATGCTGTTTCCTTATACTATTTTTACCACTTTTAAAGATAGAAGCTACTTTATTTTTACCCATAACTTTTGCTCTTTGTTCACCTACGGTTAAGATTTGTATTTTTCTTGCAAATGGTTTATTGACTTTTTTAACTTTTGACACAGTTTTTTTTGCATCACTTGGCGTAGCAAATTTAATACCGACAGTGTCTTTTGGATTTTCATCTGTGTATAATCTTCTACCAGATCCTTTAGGTTTTTTACCTGTACCTAATTTAGGATCTTTAGCCATTATGAATAACTTGTTCTTTTTCTTTTATTTTCCATAACAGCTCCACAACCTCTAGCCACTCCACCAACGTTCATGTGAGATACTTTTTTTCTAGCTTGAGATAGTTTATTGCCGTTTCCAATCATGCCACCATCAGCTTTTTTGTTTTTCTTACCACCTGGCTTTATTTTACCAGAGCAAACAGCACTAGCATACATATTTGCATATGCGCTGGGATAGACATCAAATTTCCGCTTGGCCGCAGCTTTTCCTCTTGGACACAATTTACCCATTTTTACTTCTCCTTACTAGGTTTCCAGCCTGTTTTACGTAACGTACCATATACATAAGCATTTTTTGACTTTTTTGACAAGTTTTTCTTATTTGCTCGTTTTTTTAACTTAGCTTCTAGTTTTTTTGGCACTTCTATCCTTATCTGCCTTATCTAAAGCAACATTTGCACGTAATTGTGCAATATCCTCCTGACTTTCTATCTTTTCACGTGTAAGTCTATCGGTTTGTTCTAGTTTTTTCTCATCTAGTGCCTGTTTTTCGCCCATTGCTACTGCTTTTAGCTCTAAATCATCTTTTCTAAGGTTAATTTCTTGTTGTTTTAGGTCTACAAGTGGATCATTACTGCCCATATCCATCATTTCTTGCTCTTCAGCTACCATTTGTTCAATAATTTCTGCTATTTTTATGGCAACTCCACTTTCTGTGCGTTGTTCTATCTGTTGTTGTTGCTCTGGAGACAATTGTCCACCTGTTTGTTGCATTATTTGTTGCATTTCTTCAGCCATTTCTTCTTGTACAATCATTCTAGCCATAAATCCAACGTGTTCTGTTATGTGTGCTTGTAAAATTGTCATCGTTGCAGGGTTCGCTTTTACTAATTCTGATGACATGAACGCTCTATGTGCACGAATGTGTGCTGAATGATCTTGTTCTGGAAAAGGTATGGGTACTCCACCATTTAAAGTACCTGCATTTTCTATTGCAGGATCTTGTGCTTGTGGTTCAGCAGGTTGTGGTAGTAACTTTTCAATGTTTTGTACACCTAAAGCGGCATACATTCTCATATAAGCTTCCCTTAAATCATGTAATTCTGGATTTGATTGTGCTAATTGTAATTGAGATTGAGCTAAAGTAACTCTTTGCGCCATGGAAAAGATGTTTGGATCTGATACAGGTATAACATCTACTCTTTCATCAAAGTCAGTTTGCTTAATTGTTTGCTCTCCACCAGCAACCATGTATGGATAATTGGCTGGTAGATAATCTGCAAATACTTTTGCTAATAATTTAAATTCTGTTTTTTGTGCGTAGTGTAATCTTTTGTGAATAGCTGACATTACTTTCATGCCACGCTCTAAAATTGCCATTGTAGTTCCGACAGGTTGTTGCTGACTACCAGCATTTTCACCCATCATCATGTCTGCTACACCAGCAAATCTTCTACCTGCATCTACTACAAATCCTAATAGACTAAATAATGTTGCACTAGGTTCTTTGTAAGGTAATGGCATAAGCGATTCACGTAAGTTACCGCCTGGTGCATCGACATCTCTCCACTCGCCAGGATTTATGGCTTCATCATCATCTCTAATTCTAAGTCCTCTAGCTTTAAAACCAGCAGGTAAATTAGATAAAGTTCCAGCATCTACCAATTGACGAAGAGCTGCGGTTGCAGTTCTAGATAAACCACCTAACATGTGAATTAAACCAAATCCATAGAAACCTAGGCCAGGTAAAAACTTGAAATGTGTAAAGTATTCTTTTTTCTTTCTTAAAGGATCTCCTTGATTCCAGTTACGATAGATTGATAATATCTCGCCTGAGTCTTCATCAAGTGTTACAATGTAAGGAACCATAATCCCTGTTTTTTCATTGTTAGCACCCATATCCTCGAAACCAGGTAGATCTAAATCTACATGCATTTCTAAAAGATTGTGTTCATCTTCTGTAAAAGAAACTTGTTCTATACCAGATAATTCATCTTGTTTTTCTTTAATGTCAGATGTATCTACTCTTCCACCTGATAAATCTATATCTCTGTAAAAACCTGACACTTGATTTTTTCTTAAATCATTGTGTTTCATTTTTACGACATGTGTAATTCTACCACATGATTCTAAGTCAGTTATAAAATAAGGAACAACTAAATCTTCTGCTGGTACAAACTTTGATACAGCTCTCTCTAATGTTGAATCATAATATATTTTTTTAAAAGCAGATCCTGCTAAAGGTAAATGAAATAGTAGTTGATCTAATTCTGGATCAAATTCACCCATCTCACAGGTGATTTGATAGTTCATAAATTCTTTAATTCTTTCTGCTTGTTGTTCTACCTCTGCTGTTGGCACGCCAATAATTTCTGTTCGAACTGGTCCGCCTGGTGGTAATAATTCTTTATATGCCTGTGCTTGAAACTGTGTAACTGCTTCTGCTAGTAGAGGGTGTGTTACACCTGCTGCTCCTGCAAAAGGTTTAGATCTTTCTTCATATTTAAATCCAAGAAGATCTAGACCATCTTTGTATGTTTTCTCCCAATCTGCTCTGGAGTTTTTATCATCTTCAAAGTTTTTTTGTAAATCAGAAGATAATTTTTCTAATAAATCATCTTCCATAAATTCTGCTAAATTAGCAAAATAGTCACCCTCTGAAACTTTTTGTTTTGGATCGTAATCTAATGTTACACCACCATCTGCCTCTTCCACTATCTCTATGCCTTGAGATGTATTCTCTGGCTGTTGTAACTGTATTTCTTCTCCAATCTCCTCTACTTTAAATTCATTGTTAGCATTAGGAGATATATCTACTGCTGTGTTTTGTATTCGTTTTTCTACCATCTACTGGCTCCTATAGGAGATAATACCCTCTTCAGTGGTACTATCGGTGTGTATAATATACTTTTTTTCACAAGACCACCATCATTAAAATATGCTTTATATGGTAATAACATATCAGGTGTCAATTCAATCATAAAAGTATCTACAGCCGATCCTGCATTACCGAAATCAACTTTACCTACCTCTACTTTTGAACCTTTGTTTTTTGCTATTCTATTTAAACTTTCTTCAACATTACTTGTAAAATGTGCCCCCGTGTGATCATTTAAATTAGGACCTCCGTACTGCATGTCATAAGCAACCATTTGCCCTCTTCTATCAATATTGTCTGGAGCTAACTCTACACCTAGACCACCTCTGTAAGCTTTTACAGCTTTGGCTGGTGCAACAGCATAATATGCAGGAGCATCATTGTTTATTATCAGTTTGCCTGATTCATCAAAACTAAATCTCTTTTTAGCTGCATTATAAACATCATTTTTTATAATAGCGTCTACCCAATCTTTTTGATCTTTTAAAGGTATATTGGGAAATAATTCTCTAGCATCAATATTATCAATAGTAGAATTAATTGTAGCTAGTGCTTTGTCTCTTACTTTAGCCGCTTCGCCTAATTCTATAAAACTCTTTTTTGTTAAATCATCAATTTCCATTTCAGATATTCTTTGAAATATTGCATCACTTTCTATTAACTCATCTAACGATTTTTTTAACTGCGCATAAGTTGCAGGCATAGGTCTAAAAATATTATCTAATTTTTTGTAAAGTTGTTCTAGCTGTTGATCTCCACCAGGTAATGTTCTTCGTTCTTGTACAAGAGTTCTTATATCTTTTTTAATTTTAGATTTTAATGTAGCTGCTTTTTGCAAAAAGTCTGACTGTATTTCATCTGCTACGTTTACAATAATCGGTTTATTATTTAATGTTGCAACACGATTACTGTTTAACGACCACCCGACAACATAAGGCTCACCTTCTAACTTATTACCTTGCACAACAAAGTCTTCGCTTTCCCTTACTTGACGCATATCTCTATGACCCTCGTAACTTCTTATTTCACGTGGAAGAGATCCTATATCACCTCGTATGTCTTTTGAGTCTAACCATAATACTCTTTCAACTCTTGAACCATTGATAGATCCGTCCTGTCTTCCTGTATTGCCATAATTTAAATTACCTGCCTCATCACTATAACTTACTGTTTGTAAATAATTTGTAGGGGTTGTATCTGCTAGTTCTTTAATCTCAGCATAAGTGATAGGTTCATCTATTGTAAATTTATTTGTCTCTCTATTAAATCCACCTTTTTTATTTAAATAGGTTCTAATGTATGAATCATACAATTCACCTTCTCTAACTTTATTAGTTCTAAACCAATCGTGCCATTCTTTTGCAGACATACTTACACTATCAGCAGGAACAACACTTCCTTTAATATTTAAATTACCAGACGGTGTGTTTATAACTCTATCTAGATCAGTATAGAATAATTTGTTATTACCTGTGCCAATAACATTTTTAGGTGTTACTACTGGGACCAACGCTGTGCTTTGTTCTTTTTTCTTTTTAATTTTTACAGGAACTTCTATTTCTTCAACCTTAAATTCTTTACCTTCTAAATCACCTAACTTTAATGCTTTCTGTTGTGCATCATCCATGCTTTTACTTTGAAATACTTTTCTACCATTCTCATCTATAATATTATATCGCTTCTCTAAAGTGGGTGCGATAACATCTGAAGTTATTTGTTTTGTTACATTATCTACTTGTTTTACTGAGGTTGGTGCATCTCCAACTAAATTAAATATTTTACCAATTGGTGCAGCTTCTGCTTGACCAACAAATAAACCACCGACTGTTTCTACTGCTTTTGATAAGAAAGATTGATTTTCTTTTTCTGTCTCTACATCTCCACCTTGTTCAAATTCAAGATATCCTTTTGATTGACCTGTAACTTCTCCTGCTAAATCTGTTCTTTTTTGGCCAGGACTAACTCCAGGCTGTCCTTTGATAACAAAACTATCTGGATTATTAACATAACCATCAATGGCATTTTTTGCCTGATCTTTTAATTCTTGTAATGTAAACTCTTGTTCCCTACCAATAAATATATCCGCATCAATATCACCTTCTTTTAATCCTACATCAAATCCATTATCTTTTAAAAATTCTGCAACACGATTATCTTTTATTTTTCTAAATGATGCCATACCAATATCAGTTAAATCTTGATCTGCTTTTTTTATTATAGATAGTAATTCTTGTGCCCTTTTATCACTGGTTAAAAATTTATTAATTTCACCTGTTTTTTTATATGTACCGCTTTTATTTCCAATAATAGATTCTAATTCTTTCAAAGCAGATTTAAATTTTGCCTCTATCTTAGGTTGTATAAATCTATTTCTATTACCAGAATTAACTCTCATGAGATCTGCAAAACCTGCAGCTCCTTTCATATATCCTTGTTTACCTAAATCTGACACAGAATAAACGTGAGATAATTGACCACCAAAATTAGCTTTTACAAAAATATCAAAATTTTTAATACCTACTCTTTGAAATTCTTCATCAACTTTCTTTTTAAAAGCAGGATTATTTGCGTATGCTTCTTTAAAATAATTTGTAGAAAAATTTGTAAGTTCGTTTCTGTTAGTTGCTTTTTGTATAACCTTTGCAATATTACCTTCTTCACCTACTCCTTTTAAAATTTTTTCTCTAAATTCCATATATTTATCAAACAATGAATTATTGTTAGCGATGGCAACTGCTCTTTCTTCTCCACGAAGTCCAACAATATTAACAAAGCCAATATCATCAAAGTCTCCAAAGACTTCATCTAACTGAAATGCTCTTGCGTCTTGTTGTAAAAAAGCAAGTTTAGGATCACTTGTAGTAGGTGATCCTATGCCGTACCTTTGTAGCATTGTTGTTGCATTAGGTTTAGTTGCTCCACCAGGCAAAGTAATTAGTTCATTAAATTTTGCAACTGTACTTTCATTAACCTTAATATCAGGAGATTCTAATCTACCTAAAATACGTTCAAGTTGATTTTCTGTCATTCCTGTTTCTTTTGATAACGATTCAAAAGTTAAGCCGTAAGCACCCTTTTGACCCTGTGCAAATACTTGTTTGCCTTCTTTAAGATCTTTTTGATACTGTTCGTATAAATTATTAATTACCTCATCAACTTTTTTCTGTCCTTCTTGTATTCCTTTGACATTAACACTTGCTAAGTTTCCATCTTCTTTAAAATAGAAAAAATCTTTTTTGTCAGGATTCCTTTCTAAAAATTTATTAATAATTCTTAAGTCTTGATTTTTGTAGTTACCTGTGCCTCTATCTGTGCCACCTACTCTTGATGGTTTAATACCTGCATCTGTTAAAAAATCAGATGCATAAACTTTTGTGCCTGGTGCTAATTTAGATAACATATTATTGAACATGGTATCTCTTTCTAACATTTTTTTAGTAGAGGAATGTTGTTTGACAGTATTAGATATTATTTCTTGATCCTCTTTTGATAAATTTTTTAAAATATTTTCTGCTTCACCTTTTTTAATACTCTCCTCTGTTAATCCTGATAGAAGTTTTTGACCTTGTTTAGATAAGCCTCTAGCTGCTAGAGTAGATAGACCTGTTATATCTATGGCATCTAAAATACCAAACGCATAGTCCGTAAATTCTTTTATAGATCGAAAGTCTGTAATTCCTATCTCACCACTAGCAACAGCCGCATGAATATCATATTGATCACCAAAGAAATATTCTCTAAAACGATTGACTTGTTCCATGAAGGTAAACTTAGGCATACCTAGTGCCTCATAGCGATTGTAAAGTTTAGCTATTTCTGGCCCTCTTCGTTGAGGTAGAAGTTTATTGATGCGTTCCATTTCAGCAACAAAGCCAGGATTATTTTTAAAGAAGTCTATACTAGCTTTCTTTTCTGCTATTTTATTTTTTATATCTTGACGTTCCTCTTCATTTGATCCGGGGACCATGAGCCCTAGTGTGGGTTCAAATACTACAGAGGAAAAGGATTGAGGTATAATATCTATACCTGTCTTTAAACCAGAAAGAAAATCATCTGCTAGTTTACTATTTTTATCTACCATTAATAATATTCTCGTTGAATTTTGGGTACTGGATCATCGACATAGTCATCGCTCAAGCGTAAGAAGTTACCTTGTCTAAAACGCATTACGGCCTGTGTCATGCTATCCACCAAGTCATCATGATCTCCATATGGGAATGCAGCACATTCCTCGATTACATCCTCCGACCACCTTGTATCGGGAGCCCATATCATACCACTTTCAAATAAAGGCGCAACTGAATTTACACGAACATGTTTATCTTGTCCTTTGCTAGGAGTATAATTGACAACAGGGACTCCTATCTGTCTTAATTCATGTGTAAGGGGTAGCCCTGATGCTTTGGCTTCCACGATTACTGTTTCGGGTTCCCAGTATTTATATTCTTTAAACGCTACCTTTTTTAATTCAGGAAAGTCCCACCGACCACGCTTCGCATCCATTAAGATTAGATGTGCCACGTTATTAGGTTTAGGATAGAAAACTCCCCATGTTGTAATCGCTGAATAGTCTGCTGATGTTTTTTTACTAAACGCTGTATCATAACTCTGTATTACATGATGTAAATCGGGTATATCTTTTTCTTCCCACATTTGCCACCATTCTCTTTTGATAATACTACCCTCTTGTGATACGGGAGCCTGTTGCCATTGTGCATTCCATTTAGATGCTGACAGCGATGCTTTGACTGATTCTAATTCATCTATAGTCCAGAATCCTGGCCAAACAGGTTTATTACTAGGCATGATAGCAGGAAACTCTACTACCTCCCATTGATCTGCTTTTAATTCAGATTGTTTCTTCATCAATTTACCCGTAAGATCTTTTACGGACCAACGGGTCATAACAATAACGATAGCACCACCTGGCTGTAAACGCTGACGAGGACCAGAGGTATACCACTCATATGCTTGATCGAGGGCCGTGTCGCTTAGTGCATCTTGCTCGGAATGTGGATCGTCAATAATTAATAAATCAGCACCACGACCAGTAACCGCACCTCCTGTACCAGCTGCGAAGTATTCTCCTCCTTGAGATGTTTCCCAACGACCAGCGGCCATACTATCAGGTTGTAATTCAGTTTTAAAAATTTTTTTATATTCTTGGGTCTCCATAAGGTTCCTAACTTTTCTACCGAACCTGATGGCTAGTTCACCTGTGTGTGTAGTCTGCATGATCTTGGCTTTTGGATTTTTGCCCACGAACCACGCAGGAAATAAGAATGACGCAAACTCAGACTTTGTGTGTCGAGGTGGCATGTTAATAATTAATCTTTTTAATTTTCCAGATGCAATATCTTCAAATTTTTTTGCAATAATTTTATGGTGGGCTCCTTCTTTGAACTCGGGCCAAACAGATCTTACGAATGGTAAAAAATTTTTTTCTGCTTGTTCTTGAACAGAATATTCTAATTTTTTTATTTTTAATTTTTGGGCTAGGAGTCTCGCCTCTTCTTGCGTTAGTGTTTCTATGGATTCCATCAATACTTTTTCGTATGCTGGCTGACAGAGTCAAACTTGCATAGCCTTCGGCTGTCAAGTACCTGCCACCAGATTTAGGGGGTACCCCCATGGGCAACATACTATATCTAGTGGTTTTTGGCAAATAGGAAATCTAGCAGCGGCCTGCTGCCTGGTTTACAGGTGATACCAGGATACCTGGATCAGGTTAATTTATATGTGGATAAGTAAGGGAAAAAACTAAAAATCCCCCCTATGCGCAAATAGAGGGGATAAGATTAGAGAGTTATATTCGTTCAGTAATACCGAACTTTTGCGCAAGTTCTGACATTAGTTTCTGACCGAATGCTTTGACTTCGGGATTATTACTATTCATGACGAATTCGAAAATAGCATAATCCATGTGCTGACATACTGCTTTATAGTTAATGCTTTTAGACCATTCGTCATTAGAAGTCTTCTCAAGAATTTGTCGCTTGAGATTAGCAACTTCGGTCTTCATACATTCATCAACTACTGTTTTGATATCAGTTAAAGTTAAATCATTAGACATATATCTTTCTCCTTTCTTCCCATGATTATAGGATACTTTCAAACCTAAATCAAACAAAAGATTAGAAACTTTTATTCTTTCACAAAAAGGCATCACACCCATCTGAGCTGGGACGCTGACTGTTATATATACCTAAGGGCAAAGATCCGTGGAACTTCGCTGATGGAGAATTGGACTCGTGAGCGAGATTCGAACTCGCATAATCGTATTTGCAGTACGACACATAACCTTTCTGTCATCACGAGAGTTAGACACACCAACCACAACCTGCGCAGCACGCTACCGGTTTTTAATATATAGATACCCCAAAAAATTCGTGGGCTTCGGGCAATGCAGACCTAAAACAGAAGAAGACTGGCGACCCGGGCGACCGGGTACACCAACAATAATACTATAAGAAACTTCGTTGAAATCATCGCTATGCAGAAAGCATTTCCTGCATCTGTGTCCACGCCTGGTCCTTCGGAGACAGCAGCAACTTAGCGCCATCAAACCAGTCAAGGAACCAATATTCCAGGCGATGCAATTCTTTGTTTTCGTTTACGTAGCCTCGCAGCTCATCGCTGGGCCCGCCCCAACTAAACTGCCATCGCCAATATCCTTCAGGCTGGTTCTCCCACGTATGTGGGGCCACGTAATCAAAACCCAAGTAATCAAACTCAGGGTCTTGCAGATCCTGCTGGCGGGACTTCCATTCATCTTGTATTCTATCTTCGCATTTCTTTTCCATCTTTTTCTCCTTTTATCCCATTTATATAGGATCTTTCACCTGCTGTCAACCACTCCAGTCAGGTTCCTGGTCTGGCCAGCTCCTATATATACCTAAGGGCACACGGGTCGTGAATCACGCCTGATGGAGAAATTTTCCTTGACAGGCATGGCTGTCCAACCCCAGCTGCCTCTGGGCTCATTTATTATACTAATGCTTCGCAAAATTCGTGACGCACCTGTAATGGAGATTCGTCAGGACACACATAGCTTTCATCACAGCTGCGCACGTGTGCGATCCTTTTTGCTTGGTTTGGGCAACGATTCGTGGGCATTGGGCAATGGAGAACGACACACGGCTGTACCAGCAGGTGACGCCGGAAACTTTATATAATACTAGTGACGTGGGTCGTGAATCAAGCGTAATGGAGAACTACCAGCACCAGGATCCACCATGCAGGCCTCCTGAGCTTCGGGAACCGCAGAAGCAGTATACCTGCTAATGCAGCTGTTCCAAACGCCAGATGGAGAATTGAACTAATCATATCCCATTAATATAGGATCTTCGCCCTTTTGTCAACCAACTCCTGAGCCACGCCTGGTGAGCCCGGTCTGCAGCTCCTGGCCTATATCAGGTGTCCGAGTCGCAAGATTCACGGTAATGGAGAAACCTTTCTAGCACACCCAGCAGGTTACCCGGGTGCCAAGGATAAGGGATAATGGCCAGGGGCTCCGTTTCAATGCCCGTAATGGAGAGTTCACGGGCCACGCCTCCCGAATATATATACAAGGCTCTATTAGGGAGGGTCTCGACCAAGATAAAATTCAACCCTCCAGCTTCATTATAGCTGTAATTCCACGATATTTGACGTGGAGTCAATGCCACTTTTTTCATCTTAGTACATTTCAATTCTACAAAAAACATGATAGGATAACCGTTTTTACCACGAAAAACTCCATGTAAATCAGGTATCCCAGGTGAACTGAATGATTCTATTCTAGTCCAATGTACTTCTGGAGTGATCTCCTTCAGTTTTTTCCAAAATCTAGTTTCTGGTTTTGCTGTCATATGGCACACCATCTTCGTTTTTTATGATGCTTTTTGAGAGTATCTTGCCAAAAACATTAAACCAAAAATGCTTAAACACAGGTGACTTAGCTGCGTGCATAGCTTTCAATGCTCTCTGTTGACGTTCAATACTCAATGTTATTTCTTTGTCCATAACATATCTCCTTTCTTAATACTCATTCCAATATAATACGGTATCATTGGAACTAAACTGTTACCTAATGATTTAAGTCTGTCCACCCTTTTGGGTACCCCATGAGCCACTCGACCCACGTTGGGTTCAGACTGCCACCACTGTGACCAGCCAATCTGCCCTTCTTCTTGGCTTTCTCGTAATTCACATTGGGACCAGCGTCCCTCCAGTCTCTCGCTGTCGGTGTTGGCATCATTGCTACTTTCTCCTCCAGCTTTCCTCTCTGTGTTCCTCTGTTCTGTATGTTCTCTGTCTTCTCTGCCATAGCTGCTGACGCCCTGGGTGTTGGCCACATCAGATTCGGATGTCTGACTTGGTCGTTCAAACTGATGGGCATTTTCTTTTCCAATTTCATTTTCATCCTGGCTTCCGAACAAGGTCCCCTCATGCTGTGTGCATCCGGAGTGCGCCAATATCCAGACCCTTTCTCTTTGGTGGTTTGCACCGATGCTCGAAGCTGAAATACTAAACGCTCTTGCGGAGTAACCTTCACTCTCCAAGTTCTCAAGTACGGTGTCGAGACCGAGTTTAATGTGTCCACTAACATTTTCTCCAATAACCCAAGTCGGCCTGAGTTCTTTGACAAGTCTAAACATTTCTGGCCAGACGTGTCTCGGATCTTGCTCACCTTTTTGACGTCCAGCAATACTGAATGGTTGACAGGGATATCCTCCTGTGATGATGTCGATTTTAGTATGTCCATTTGCTGATAATCTTTCACTATTTAACTCCTTTACATCGTCATAAATTGTAACCCACGGCCAATGCTTACGTAAAACTTTTTGACAATATGGATCAAAATCACAAAATGCTACAGTCTCAAAATAACCTGTAGCTTCTAGTCCTAAACTAAATCCTCCTATACCTGAAAACAAATCTAAATGATTAAGTTTTGTCATCTGGTATAAATATTGGGCTGTGTCCGCCTTTAGCTGCTAACTCTGATTCTATATAATCAAGCGTAGGATCTTTCCTAACTTTATGACCTTCATAAAGTTTATCCATAATCTGATTAGGAGTTAACATCTCATGTGTCCTATCAGAAAAAACTACAACATAAACATGTGTTTCACTTGTCTTTGTCATAACTTTCCATCTTTTAAATCTATGAATAGCTTTACCATAAGACTTTGATATATATTCTTCCATCTTATGTTTGCCTAACAGTCTTACTTCTCCGCCTTGCAATGTTGTTTTCCAAATAGGTTGTTCATGCATGCCAGTTCCAGGATTTACTGCGCCTTCTTCCAATTGTTCTAATGATATAATTAATTTAGACATCGCTTATTTTTCTTTTTCCTCCTTTCTTAGTTTGTTCGATTAATTTGTATTTGATTTTGGGTAAAAAGATTTTTACCAAGGGATTACTAAGATTGTTTCTACCAAACAATGACATATCTAAATGATTACACATGATATCGAACTCTGTTTTGTCTAAATCAATCCTTACATAAGATCTCTTCATTCTAGATTCTCCTTATGTTTTGTAATTTATCCCATAAATTTATGGAATGCAAGACTAATCTGTGGGTGTTACATCAATAACATCTGTATTTATGCTAAATTGTTTTTCTATTTCTTTGAGTTTTTCTTCTACTTCAGACTTTGTTAACTGATCTATAGATCCTGTAAGTATTTCTTTTCTGTCAATATAGAGTCCTGCTGCCTGGCCTCTGGACTTTTCAGCTGCAACAGCCGCTGCCCAATTGCCCGCTTCTTCAGCACCTCTTGATAAATCATCTAATCTTTTGATGTGTCTTGAATAACTTACCTTGTATTTTTCTTGCCATTCTCTACGTAACCTTTCTATTTCTTCTACAACTAAAGGAAATATTTTAGGGTTTTGTAGATTTGCAGCTTGTTGTTGTGCAGATGCTTCTGAAAAACCAGCTTCTATTGCACATTCTTTCGCAGATAATCTGTCACCCTTTGATACTAATAGAAGTGCAAACTTATGTTGTTTGGTTGTTAACTTTCTTACGTTGCCCATTTTAATTCTTCATAAAGATGTTTAATATATACAATATTATTAATAAAAACCATTATTTTTCTTGCAAGGCATGTATAGTAAAAGTTACCAAGTAACCTATAAGTTACCTATAAGTTACCTAATAAATACAGTAAAATCAATGACTTAATACAAAAGTAACCTCAGTAACCTTATATTCTAATAATTATTGTAAAAGTAAAATAAAAATATATTCTATACAACTATATGCCAATATCACGTGCACAAATGCCAAAACAACTTACTGGTGGCAAACGTAAAAAGAAATTAAAACGCCAGGCAGCTATTGCTATCAATATGAAAAAACGTGGTGTAAAACCAAAAGGTAAATGAAACCACCAAAAAGACCAGAAGTAGTAGAAATTGGACCATTTAAAGTCCATTTAAAGCTCGTCAGTCACAATTTAGCATACGAAGTAGGGGAACAGCAGGGCTCTTTTCATTCAAAACCACCCTTAACTATTGTTTTAGACGAAGATATTATGCTTTTAGAGAATGAAAACACGTTTAATTTACTTGTTCACGAACTATTTCATTGTTGTTACTATCAATATAATTTAGAAAAGGCCAGTGAAGAAGAGAATATAGTTAACGCTTATGCTAACTTTGTCACAGAACTATTTACAAGAAGTAATATAAAAGAATATTTGATATATTTAACAAAAAATAAACTCAATTAATGTTAAAATTTTTCTTAGTCGGAGTATTCTGTTTAACTCAACCTAAAATTAGCTGTGAAAGAGTAGCCAGCACTATGTATTATCATACAGAAGAACAGTGTTTAATAGCTGCATACAATTTTGATCAAGTAATGAAAGCAAAATATCCTGATTCAAAAACAACTTTGCATTGTGTTGATGCTTTTCCTATTCCTGCGAATCCGGGTGCTGAGATATAAGCTTATCTAAATACCACCTGGCTTTTTTTAAATCTTCTAATCCATTCTTAAACTTATGTCTTACAACATATTTAACGATATTACCTGCAAAGTAATCTAATTTAAACTCAGCTATAAAATCAGATACTTGTATTTTTGAACCTACGTAATAAGTAGGATTGATATTATCCTTTTGATTCTTTTTCTCCGTCATTGCATTTACATTTCTCTTGTTCAAGTTCCCCGTTTATCTTACGGAGAAACTGGTTTATTTCTCTTTGATCTTTCAACTGATCCGTGAGCCGTGCTACTTGCTCCCTTAACTTTTTTACTTCTTCTTCCATTATTTAAACTTATCCTTATGAATCGTAAATTGTCGATGTCCAATCACGTACACCATTACGCCTATAAATATTATCAACAAAGTATTTAATATTAATAATCCTAAAATCACTTGCGCCTCCTATTTTTATATCTATTAGATCTGCGTTTACGTTTTTTCTTTCCTAATTTTCTTCTGCCTTTATGGAGTCCTGCTCTCCCTGTATGTGCCAATTACTTATCTATCCCTTTACCGACATCTTGTCCAGGAACCTTGGATCGTAAGTGTATATTAAATGCCATCGATCTACGCTCCCCTTCACTACGAAACGGATAGACCTGGTGTAATAACCAACTAGGAAATAAATATAAATCACCTATCGTAGGTTTACACATCCATGAATGTTTACTAAATGTATTTGGCACACTACCAACAAACTCTAAACAACCCACACTAGGATAATGATCCTCTCTTCGATATTCTTCTTCGTAGTTAGGTGGTAACTTTAAAAACAAAACACCTGACAGCTGCGAATCATGTATATGAACAGGATTAAAGTCACCTGCGTACTGACTAACAACCCATGACGCATAAGTCATGTTGGTATTTTCGGGATTAAATTGATTACCGACAGTCTTCATGATATACTCCGTCACCAATTTATTTACAATTGTTTCTAAAGACTTTACTTCACCTAACGATAACGCTACTTCTTTCTTCACATTACCAGCCAGGTTAGCACTATAATCCAAATCTTTTGATCTTTTATCATCATCAAGTATCGCATTCGCTTTACTATTAATAATGTCTATTATATTTTGCGGTACAGAACTTTTCATGACCCGTGGTCCGAAAGGCGTGTACAAGTCATAACTAATCTGTTGTTCTCTAACTTTTTCTGTCATCATATTTCTCCTTAAAATTTAATATAAAACTTTTCTCCATTACTTTTTAATAACTGTAACTTTCTAAGTATGTCATAGTAATGATCTAATTGATCAGCATCTTTAAAATCTTGTGAACTAGAATTACGAACTGCTTTCTTTTTACGTTCAATCATGGCTGTAACTCTTGAAATTAGTTTATCTAAAGGAAATGCGTTCATAAAATATTAGGGGTGAGGGACGAAGAAAAAATAAAAACTTCATCCCCCAAGGTTATGAAAGAAGCCTGTCTCTCCAGGCCGTCACACCACTTCCTGCCTTTATCGGGTAAGGATCGGATACTAGTCTCATTATGATTTGCGAAGATATATAGAAAGGAGTATCCATGTTTCATTCTAGGTGTCAGATGAACCCCCTTCGCTGTGGGGATTAGGTCTAAGGACTATTTCTTTTACAGTCACATCCTTAATCTCGTATTCGGTAAACGGAGGTATTGGTTTATGTTGAGGAGACCCAGGAGGAAAGTATAATAGCTGTTTCCAATCCCTCTCATTTACCTTCTTTTGCACTTGCTTGACGGCCTCCTCTAGCGAGTCATGCAAAACTTTATAATGTATCGTCTGTGTTTGTTGAACGGCTACATCAAAATATTTGGGAAAATTACTTACAATAATATTATCGGGAGTTTGTTTGTTTTTTTCTTGTTTTAAAAAAATTATTGCTTTTTGCAGGCTATCATCAGCCTCATCTTTTTCTGCGTATTTTATTAATATATCTACGGCTTCATTTCTTGTCATTCTATGTTCTCCTATATAAAAGCACCCACACCAAACACAGGACATCCCTGCGTGATTTGGACAAAAACATTGCGGGCATAAATCATGTGTCAATGTTCTTCTTCTTACATTCTTTCATCGTCAAATATTCTATGACTTTACCTACTGAGCGAAACTCATCTTCGCCTAGTTTTTTTAATAACTTCCAAATAGATAGCTTTACTGCTACCGATTTATACTTCAAAGCATCCATACTTTCTTTCTCCTAAAATAATAAGGTTAATACAGCCATTATTATTAGTATTTGTTTCCAAAAAATGGCTAGAAATACTACTAAAATAAATATATTTAACCAATGTATACCCATAATTTACCTAATTATATGGGATTTGTCAATGAATTGTAGGACTAACATCAAAATCTTCCTCAAAAACAATGGTTTTTTCTATGGTAAATTCTGTACCACAATTAGGACAGGAATATAATTTTTTACCATCTTCTTCTTTATTTTCATCTACAGGCACTATAATTTCTTTACAGTTGTAGCATTCTGCATCTAATACAGTTAACTTTTTATCGTTCCCCATGACTTTCCTATCTTTGGATCAACTTTACTAGGAACCTCTAACTCAATACAGTTTTCCATAATCTCTTTGATCATATTAATTTGTTTATCATCAAGACACGAACAGTTTAATTCATCATGTACTTGTATGTGTGGTATTATACCAGCTTTGTATACTTCAATCATTGCTTTTTTAGTTTGATCAGCTGCGCTACCTTGTATTAATTTATTTAAAGCTTTATAAATAAATGCTCTTTTTAAATTAGATCCATACTTTCTTATGGCTTCATCTCTTGGTAATGCTTTATGTACACCCCATTTAGTAGGTTCCCATAAATCAAAATGACAGATACGACCTAGTATTGTTCTTACCTGGCCATTATCATTAGCTGATTTACTCGCTAGACTCATTAATTGTTTAACAAAAGGCACACGACTATGATATTTTTCAAATAATTCTTTAGTATCATCTTCATCTAATCCTAATTCACTACCTAATTTCTTTTGACCCATACCATAAAATAAACCTAAGTTCATTGTCTTAGCTGTTTTACGATCTATTACAGCCATATCAGCAGCTATTTGATGAAAGTCTGTATCAGAATTATCCTGGTAAGAGTGTACAAATTCATCTGCACCCTCTAGTCCACCATGCGTTAAAGCTGCAAAGTGTACGACCAATCTTGGTTCTTGTTGTGAATAATCAAAACTACCCCATGAGTGTCCTTCTTCAGGTATAAATAAAGATCTTATCATAGGACCTATATTTTGATTTCTTGCTGGTATTTGTTGTAAGTTAGGATTTGACATACTCAATCTACCTGTAATCGTACCACCTTGATCTGATTTCAATTGATTAATTTCACCATGAATACGACCATTGTGTTCGTGTTTAAGTAATGAATCAATAAAAGTAGACCTGGCTTTAAATAATTCCCTTGATTCTACTATCTTTTTTGACAAAGGATCTTCTAATGTTGCTAAGAAATTTTTATCAAAACTAGGCAACCCAGTAGGTGTTTTATTATAAGGAATCTTTTTTATATCAAATGCTTTGGCCACAGAACTAGGTGCAAATACCTCTACTTCAAAACCAACATCCTTTTTTATTTCTAATAATAATTTTTTCTCTTTTGCTATTATTTCTTTCTTTAATTTATCTGCTCGTTCTAAATCTATTCTTACACCCTGCCACTTCATATCAACAAGTATAGGTAAAAGTTCTGATTCTAAATCAAATATATTATGTAACTCTTGTCTGTTTATCTCTACACGTAAAGCTTTCCATAACCTTAATGTTAGATCAGCATCTTGTTCTGCATAAGGACCTACATATTGATAGGGTAATTTGTACATCTCTGACTTAGCATCAACTTGCCAGGCTTGTGCAGCTTCATATAATAAACTCTCATCTTTCTTTTCTTGTATATAATCTTTTGCTACTGCATTTAAATTATATTGTCCTGGCATCCTGTTTTCATCTATAAGAGCCGCAGCTACCATCGTATCTATAATTTTACCTTTACAATTGATACCCCAGTTTTTTAACCAGCCTACGTCATAACTTGCATTGTGAAAAATTTTATCAGAATCATTTTCAAAATATTTTTTTAATTGTTCTCTAAGCGCATCTTCATCAAAGTTACCTCCGCCTTCATGTCGTAAAGGATAATAACCTTTGAATCCATCTACAGCTATTGCAATACCTACTACATGTCCTCTGTTTGTAGCCCAGCCTGGTCCGGTGTCCTTGATACCTGGGTCGTAAGTCTCTAAGTCAATAGCAATTTCTTTTGCATCAGATAGATCTGGCAAACTTTGTGGAGGATTCCACTCTTTCGGAGGTTCAAATAAGGGTCTTTGGGTCGACATATTCTATCTCTACTTTCATTTCTTGTTGCTTTTTACTAGGCATACGATTAATTCGTTGACCTAATTGTTTACCGCTTCTTCTTATAGACACCGTTTTAGCGTCTATAAGTTTACAGTTTCCTTTATCATCCACAACTACTAAATCAAAAGGGCTATGAGGACACAAAGACATGGCTACCCAAAATCCCTTTTTTAAATATTTAGCAGCTACAGTTAATTCACCTAATACACCTTTTTTACTTTTTGATAATTTTTTAGGCATAAAATAATTCCGTAAACTCTCTATCAGTATCTGATCTTACTAAATGTAAATTTTTCTTTGCTCTTGTAATACCTACATAAAAAACTCTTCTTTCATTATCAGGATCTATGTAATACGCTTCATCAGCTTTTCTTGGTAAGTCAGCTAACAACGCTACATTATCAGCTTCTCCACCTTTTGCGCCATGTATTGTAGATAAATTGATCCGTGGTTCGTCAGTCAACTTCTCTTTTCTTCGTAGCAAAGACACAATATAACTAACCTCATGTGCTGGCATACGGTCCAAGGCATGGTGCCATATTCGATGATCTGGTATTAATAAACCATGATCTTTTACTAAATCATCATAAGTGTACATCTTTTCTGGATCAGCATTAGTTAATCCTTTGTAACCATAAGCGACACCTTTTTTCACAGTCATATAATGATACATCGCTTTTACTTGATCTAATGATATTGATTTTTTATTTTTTGCTATATCAGTCCAGGCCAATATAGCCGTTAATCTTTTTTTACTAACAGAAGGTTGACCATAAACAGAAAAATAAAACCCTTTTAACTTCATTTCATCTGCTAGTTGTTCTAAAGTATAATTATCTCTAGCTAACACTAACCATTGACCTTTATCTCTTTCTATTCTTTGAAAAACTGATCCTCTTGTTACATGTTTTGTTACCGTACCGTGAGCTAAACCCTCTGCTTCTTTAACTAAACCATATTGTGTGGGTCTAGTTTTAGGTTTCCATACTTTTGGTATTCTATTTTTTACTTTATTAATAATGTTAGTTGCTATCTTGTGAACACTAGCAGGAACACGATGTGACTTATCTAATATAAATCTTTCACCCTGAAGACCTATGAGATCCTCAGGATTAGCGCCTGCCCATTTAAATATAGATTGATCATCATCTCCTGCTATATATACCTCACCCGCCTTGTCCATAATTCTATTTACCATGGCCCATTGTACTGGCAATAAATCTTGTGCTTCATCAATAATTAAAACATCTAATCCTGGTATTATTTCTTCTTCTTTTGTTTGACTAAACTCGATAATCATGTCTGTAAAATCGTACAGTTTTCTAGTTTTTTTATATTCTGCAATACCATCTGCGATATATTTTATTTTCATCCATCCACCTTCCATGTGTGACATTTGATGAAACTGTTCCCACAGTGTAATATTTCTTACCCTTGCCATATCTATGACTTTAGCAAAGATATCATCTTGCATTTGAAAACCATATGTATCCATCTTACGATTTGTGTTTGATAGTTTAATACCTAAAAGTTCTGACAACTCTTTATAATGATTGTCTTTCATTATATCATCTTTAGTTAAACCTAATTGTCTAAACGCTAAACTGTGTAAAGTTCTAAAATATAAAAAATCTTTTTTATCTAAATAATTAAACTTAGCCATGGCCCTGGTCCGTGCTTCATTAGCAGCTTTTACTGTATAAGCAAAATAACCTATGCGACTTGGTTTAATACCAGCTTCTAGTTTTTCTTCTACCTTACGTAAAAGATATTCAGTTTTGCCCGTGCCAGGGGGTCCAAGTATAATTTTAGTTTTCATCAGGTCTTTTATACATCTCTATAATCTCATCGACAGTATGTCCTTCATCTATTAAAAAACGAAACAATAATATTTGAGATTCTGTTAAGTTATCTGATAGCTTCTCTCCTTTGTAATAAATAGTCATAACAATACCCTTAAATATTGTGCTGATACATAAACTACTAAGAATGCTACTAAACATATTACAAATTTATCCATTAGAACGGCACCTTCGGTTGTAAGTCAGGTAAAGGTAAATCAGATTTATCAGACTCTATCGCTTTTGGTATAAACCATAAGTGATATACTTTACCCCTTATTTTTTTCTTGGTTGAGTCACCCCCAAGTTCTCTAATCCTCGCACACATTTGCGTAGAACTAAAATTACTAAATCTTTTTTTATTAAGATAATTTTCTAATGATGATAATCTAAAGTAAGTTACTTCTTCGTCTTCAGGTGACCAAGCTTTGTCTATTAATATTTCATCTATAGTCATTGCTTCACCTTGATCATTCATAAAAGATTCTAAATAATTATCAAATCTACCTACCTTTGTTACTTCTTCAGGCATCTCAATAACTTCTACAAGTGCTAACAACGCTTGTATTCTTGCATCCCAATCTCTACCATTCATTTTGTTTGGTAATATGTTTAATGTGTTCATACATGCTTTTCTAAATTTACTTTGATCAAAAAACTCATCAGTGCTAATACATAATCTTCTACCGTCTACATTTAAAAACCAAACAGACTCATCAGATTCATACTTTGTAAGATCTGTTACATCATGATCATAATCATTACCGATACCAAACTTACGAGTCCTACAAAGCTGCGAGTTACACACAGAACACATTGGCTGATCCTTACATTTAAATTGATATTCTTTCTTCTCATGTTGATTAACTGTCTTTAATACTTGCTTAGAAGGTAGTATAGGGTCCATGTACTGATGATTAAACTCATCTATTTTGTCTTGCCATTGATCTGGCCATTTCTTTTTTGCGTACACTGCGTATTGATATAAAGTATTATCTCTTCCCCCTTCTGGTATTTTTTCATTCATTAAATGTTCTAGGCAAGGGGGACCGTCAAAATTATCCTTACTTTTTTTAATTGTTGATAACTCTTTTAATTCACTTTCTGTAAGTGCAAGTTTGTTGTGAAGAGTAAAAAATTCTGTTAAACTATAGGGTTTACCATTTGTATCTATAGCGTATCTATTATTAGTTTCTTTATGCGCACCAAAGTAGGGTAAATTTAAAAAGTTACCTGTGTCTCCTCTATCGGCACGTATTTCTATTTGTTTTGGAAATATCTCACAGTTTGCAAAACCAAGAAAAGCTGCGAAGTCTGCTAGTTTATCTCTCATTAATAATGCTGTGACAGGTTCTTTTGTAAATATAAATATATGTGCACCGCCTGATTTTGATCTACAAACAACCAAGGGTAAATTCTTTTTATGTATTTTTTGTACTAATTCTTTTAAATTAAGAGGGTACATATCAACATCAATAC